TAAATGTGGAGGGGGTCATTACACACATTCTACATACCCCCGGGAGTATACCATAAATGAGAATGATTCTCATATACGAGTGTAAATACGAATAATTCTCAGTTGTGCTTAGGGGTAGGCCAGGGGGTTAGGGTAGGTGGATACTAGTGCATTGCACCTAAAAAATTTCTCCACAAAATTCTCACAAATGGAAAGGTGTACGCCTCAGTCATCCTCTTCTTAACGAGAGAATAAATTTATATTTAAACGAGTTTGTAGAGAAAGGTGTGATTTCGAGATATACTATATATTTATAAGTAAGTATATATTAAGAGCGTAGCCTTAATAAATAAGTTAGAAATATTTTAGAGACATAGAAGAGAGTTATTATTCCTTTCGAAGAAAGTATTTCTAGTATATACGTTGGATTAATAATAAGAAGAAAGAGAGATATGGATCATATTGTTGAGAGTGCGACACGTCCTGAATTGGCTATTCCTATTGGAGGTGCTACAGTAGCTGCTGGGCTGATTGGGAGTCTGCCTGTGATTATCAATATAGCTGTTGCTATTTATTTTACACTGATGGTGGTGCATAAGGCCTACCAGATGTGGAAGGAATGGAAGACAGATCATAACAAGGGTAAGGATGCATCCAGCTAATAAATGGCTAGTGGGAATTATTTCTACATCTCTCATCTCTGGAGCTATGCTCTGGGAGGGGATGAAGACTAAGCCCTATAAAGATATTGGAGGGGTGGTCACTGTCTGCATGGGCTACACAGGAAAAGACATTGTATTGGATAAAGTTTATACAAAAGAGGAATGTAAAGCCCTTCTTCGTAAAGAGCTTGCCGTACATGCGTTAGGGATATTGAATTGTGTCTCTCAGCCTCTGAAGCCCTACCAATATGATGCCTTCACTCTCTTTGCGTATAACATAGGAGTGTCTGGAGCTTGTAACAGCAGAGCCATTCGTCTTTTCAATAAAGGAGATGCTATTGGTGGATGTAATGCTATAGCCTATAGCACAGATGGTTCTCCAGCTTGGAGTTATGTAGGAACCACCTTCGTACAAGGATTGTTCAATAGAAGGCTCTTTGAGCGTAAAATGTGTATGGGAGCAGACTATGTCTAGCCTAGGTAAATTGATGGCCTTCCTAGCCCTTTTAGTGGCTCTGGGAGGCATTCACGTATATGATAAACAACAGGCTGTTACTAAAGCTGAGAACAGTATTATTCTTTCGTATGAATTGAAGAATAAAGAAGCTATAGTGAAAGCTAAAGAAGAAGCTAATATTCTTTCTAAGAAACAACAGGAAGCTAAAGATGCTAAAGATAAAGAGATGGTTAGTCTTAACACTAGGTTGTCTAATGCTATTAGGATGCTCAACGACAGGGCTAGTCGTCCCAAACAGAGTGGAGACACCCTCGTCGTTGCAGCAGCCTGTACCGGCAGAGAGCTTTACAAAGAAGATGGAGAGTTTCTTACAAGGGAAGCTTTCCGAGCTGACGCAGTAGTGGTTGAACGAGATTACTATTATAACGAATATATGCTCGTAAGAGAGATGATTAAAAGGATTAATGATGGCGACAAATAGTTTCTTTGGGGGAATGCTTGGTAAAGCAGAAGGTACAGTGAAGAGTCGTAAAGAGCAGCTTGATGAAGCTGAACGTAAGGCTATGGGAGAATCAGCTCCTGCTGACAAGTCTCCTAACAAACAGCCCGATAATAGTAAAGGGGAAGCTCGTCCTCCTCAAAGTAAGAAGTGGTATGAATAATGGCTAAAATTATTTTAGATGATGTTGCCAGTGGCTATAATCTCAATAAGATCAATGTAAATTTTGATAAGATTGAAGCTGCATTAAATAACCAAGTATTATATCGTGATAATCCTAAAGGCACAATTAACACGATTAAGAATGATCTTGATCTAGATGGTAATGATCTTCTGAATGTTGGTTATCTAACCATTGATAATCTAGATGTTAAAGGTACGGCTACACTTAATGGTATAAACTTTGATTCTATCAATAGTGCATTGATTTGGAGGGGTACTTGGAATAGTGCTACTTCATATGGAATTAGTGACGGCGTTTCTTACAATGGAAGTAGCTTCATTGCTCTTGTGCCTAACACTAACGTTACGCCTGTTGAAGGTGTGACTTGGGGGCTTCTGGCTGAAAAAGGAGATTTAGGTCCAGCAGCAGGATCAGCCGATCTAATAAGTTACCTACCCGCAGGCACAGGCGCAGTAGCAACAACAGTTCAAGACAAGTTGCGCGAAAGGGTAAGTGTTTTGGATTTCGAGGCAGACCCTACCGGACAGACTGATAGCACTGCTGCTTTCCAGAAAGCCTTTAATCACGCTGCAACCACGAGCTCTTCCTCTGCTGGTCCTATCAGCACAAACCTGAGCGTATTCGTCCCTGCTGGGCTTTATTACATCGCAGGTACAGTCGATATAGGCAAACGGATTGGGTTCTTTGGTGAAGGTGTGAACACAGTGATTACAGGTCTTTCGCCTGCATCCGCATCACCGTCTACTTGTGGCTTCCGTTTTCGTGCGCCTGCCACGACAGGTATCGCCCCCCATATCCACGACCTAACGTTTTTCGGATTCAACTCTGGTCCTGTTATGGATATCCAAACAAGCGGTGCAGTCGTTGAATCATGTTTCTTCTCAAACGCCATATCCGGGATTGATCTGAATCAGAACGCAGGCTATACCCCTGCTTCGGATATTTTAATCAGCAACTGCATATTTGACCAGATGCTGTCCGATGTCCGTGCTTACTCTACGGTGAACACATCCATCCTGAACTGTATTTCCTTTCTTACTTCTTTTGGCGTTCAGTTTCTGGGAGTCAACAAGGGTAATTCAGATGTGCTGATATCTGGGTGCCAGTTTGACTACCCTCGTACCTCTGCCGTAACCGTTGACTCTATCCTCAATAAGAACGTTCAAGTCGATAACTGCTCGTTCATGTTGAATGCGCAACACGCATCGTTCGTCGGGTTTATTTATACCGGACCATCCACTGCATCGACAGAAATATTTGTCTCAAATTGCCGATTCAGAAACTGGAAAGATTTTGCCATTCGGTTCTACGGTTCAAACTACTACTCCGTTATCGGTTGCGTATTTGATGCCACAAAAACGGCTGCGGACTATGCGCAGTCTGCAGCATCTAAAGCTATCGCGTTCACCGGATGTACACTCGAAGTTTCTATCCAAAACTGCCAGTTTAGAAACGTTCAGAACGTGCTGGTCGATGCATACTCATCCAGTGTTGTAAAACTGGTCGGGGGCATGGCGGTGAACTCCCCCGCTATCTTTGGCAATGACACTTCGTGCACTTTGACTCCGTATGGATTCGTTTCCAACGATGGCAGGACTCTATTCGGGGTTCAAGCCGATTATGGGCGACCACTGCAAGTGAAAGGACCGATTCAATTCGGTGATTCTGTTACAGGTGCGAGTACAGGGATTGTGGCGTATGCAAACGGGTTGGAGGCTGGACTCCTCTGCTATGACGCAACTCCGTTCTGGTTCTGGACCGCTTTGGGTAAACGATTGGGTCTTGATTCTTCCGGCCATACCGTGCCGGGTGCAGATAATCTCTACAACCTAGGCGCTCCTGGCGCTCGATGGGGTACTGTTTACGCAGCAACAGGCGCGATCAACACCTCCGATAAACGCACCAAACAGGATGTATTGCCTTTGAGTGATGCTGAGAAACGGGTTGCTGTATCTCTTCGTGGGTTGATTAAAAAGTACAGGTTCAAGGATGCTGTCCAAGCCAAGGGCGTAAATGCTCGAATTCACGTTGGTGTGGTAGCGCAGGAAGTTGTCGCAGCGTTTCAGGCTGAAGGACTTGATCCGATGCGTTACGGGATTGTTTGCTTTGACCAGTGGGGCTCCAGCGCGGACGTTCAAGCGGGTGACCGCTACGGCATTCGCTACGAGGAGCTGCTCGCCTTCATTATTTCTGCGCTATGACCATTGGCTGCGCTGGCTACATAGGAAGAGATAGATTAGATGGATGCATCAAAAATCATCGAAATCAGCGACGTAATTAAGGAATTGAGGATTGAGAGAAATAGTTTGTGATCTAAATCCTTTAAAGATTTTTTCTGTACATTAATTAAGGAATAATATGTTCACACGAGAACAGATGCTAGATAAAGCTGGCAAACCACTTACACAGTCTCTGTTTCTTGAGGTTGGATATTCTGATGAGGCTATCTACACCCTTAAAGAAGTAGATTACGAGTATAACGGTAAAGTCTACAAGAGTATGAAACTATTGTATATGGAGATGTCTGATCCTACAGAATATGAATTTGCCACCACTCATTTGCTTGGGTGGAAGCATTGGATGCGTATCTGTGAGAATAAGATTCTCCGTAAGCACATTGATGAATGGCGTGACGAACTGGAAGTAAAACTCCGTTGCGAAGCTGCTCGTCAGGTGATGGCACAAGCCAAATCTGGGAGCTTCCAAGCTTCTAAATGGGTAGCAGATAAAGGCTGGGGTGTGAGGGGTGCTGGTCGCCCCACCAAACTGGAACAAGAGAAACACAAACGTATTAACGAACGCATTGAAGATGAATATGCTGGGGATGTAGTACGTATGTTTAAACAAACTTAATATGGCAAAAGAAGAAGACATCTGGCTAAAGACAGCCGAATTACAATTAGAAAAGATGCCTGTTGAGGCAAAGCAGATTCGGGACACGGCCAAGAATGACCTCTTCTTTTTTGCCCAGTTAGTTAATCCCGGATATGTGTATGGAGACATCCACAAGAATTTATTCAAGTGGATGCAAGAATATACTCTCTATGGAATGGGAGATGAACTCACAAGCAACAAACTCATGCTTCTTCCCCGTGCTCACTTAAAGAGTCACTTGGTTGCTACGTGGGCTGCTTGGATTATCACTCGTCATCCAGAGATTACTATTCTGTACGTATCAGCTACTGCTGAACTTGCTGAGACACAGTTGTTTGCTATTCAAAATATTTTAGCAAGCACTGTCTATCTTCGCTACTTTCCAGAGTACATCAATCCTCAAGAGGGAAAGCGTGAGAAGTGGAGCCAACGTAAGTTCTCTATTGATCATGTGAAACGCCGTAAAGAAGGCATTCGAGATGCTACCGTATCTACTGCTGGACTAACAACTAACACAACTGGTTGGCACGCTGACATCATTATCGCTGATGACTTGGTAGTCCCCGAGAATGCCTATACAGAAGATGGTAGGGATGGAGTTCTTAAAAAGAGTTCTCAATTCACCTCTATTCGTAATGCTGGAGGCTTTACAATGGCCTGTGGTACACGTTACCATCCATCTGATGTATATGCCACTTGGAAGACGCAGGAGTATGACGTATATGATTCCTTGGGTGAAATCAAGGGACGTGAGCATGTCTGGAGTATTCAGGAGTTTGCTGTCGAATTAGATGGCCTATTCATCTGGCCTAAGACCATGCGTGCTGATGGTAAGTTCTTCGGCTTTGATGCACAAGTGTTGTCTCGTATTCGAGCTGAGTATTCAGATCGTACACAGTTCTACGCACAGTATTACAACAACCCAAATGATCCGGGTTCTAATCGAATTAACCGTTCTAAGTTTCAATATTATGATAAGAAATTTCTGAAACAGGAAGGTGGTAACTGGTATTATAAACGAGATAAGCTCAATGTCTATGCAGCCATTGACTTTGCTTTCTCCCTCAGTAAGAAATCAGACAATACAGCTATCATAGTTATTGGAATTAATGCAGAAGGCTACATTTACATTCTCGACATTGATGTGTTCAAGAGCGATAAGATTAGTGAATACTTTGACCATCTCTCTACGTTACATTCTAAATGGGATTTTAATAAACTCCGTGCTGAGATTAACGTAGCACAAGCAGTTATTGTACGAGATTTGAAAGATAAGATGCGTGAAGAGGGATTGCGATTGTCTATTGATGAGCATCGTCCTACACGTAGTGAGGGTAGCAAACAAGAACGTATTGCTTCTGCTCTTGAACACCGTTATGATAATCTGTCTATCTGGCATTTTAAAGGTGGTTACACAGATGTTCTTGAAGAAGAGCTGGTGTTAGCCCGTCCTCCCCATGACGATATTAAAGATGCATTGGCTAGTGCTGTCGAGATTGCAATAAAGCCAAAACGGTCACGTAATTCAGATGAATTGCTTCGGCCAAACATTATGTATCACCCTCGCTTTGGTGGTTGTACCTTTTAATGTTGCCCTTTCAGAATTTGGAATAGAATCCTTGAAGTCACTATGCAACGATATTGTTAAATCTGCTTAAGAAAGAATATGTCAACTAAACCCCTAGAAATTACGAGCCTCTTTGGTCGAGATTCCGAAGCTCAGTATATTGGAAATACTTGGAGCACCTACCACACACAACGACAGCCTAAAATTGATCTCTGGAAAGAACTTCGCAATTACATTTTTGCTACCGATACAACGACTACAACCAACAAGAGCCTCCCTTGGAAGAACAGCACGACATTACCTAAGCTTTGTCAAATTAGAGATAACTTACATTCTAATTATATCTCTGCTCTGTTTCCTAATGACAGTTGGCTGAAGTGGGAAGCCTATAGCTCAAGTGATGCTATGAAGGCTAAAGTGAGGGCCATTGAAGCTTACATGTCTAACAAGACACGTATAAACGGCTTTAGAGGCGAAATTAGCAAGCTACTGTATGATTACATTGATTATGGTAATGCGTTTGCTATGGTTGATTATGAGGCGTCCTATAAGACAGATGAGTCTGGGAATAAGACTCCTATCTATCAAGGCCCTAAGATTCATCGTATTAGCCCCCTTGATATTGTTTTCAACCCAGTAGCCTCTGATTTCTTGAAGAGCTTTAAGATTGTACGCTCTATCAAAACGATTGGTGAACTCGCTGCTGAATCTCAAGACAATCCAGATAATGCATTCTTGAAGACGGCTCTGGAGCAACGTAATCGTATGCTGTCTACTTCTGGACAATCCCAGATGGAAGATATGGATAAAGCTGAAGGTTTCCTCATGGATGGCTTTGGTAATTATTTTGAATATCTTCAGAGTGGTTATGTCGAGTTGTTGACTTTCTATGGTGACATCTATAATCAGGAGACTGGTGTTCTCATTCGTAACAAGCAAATCACCATTGTTGATCGTATGTGGGTGTTGGATAAGAAAGATATCCCCTCTTGGCTTGGTCACGCTCCAATCTACCACGTAGGCTGGCGTACACGTTCAGATAATCTCTGGTCTATGGGGCCTTTGGAGAATCTGGTAGGTATGCAGTATCGTATTGACCACTTGGAGAATCTGAAAGCTGATGCAATGGATTTAGGTGTTATGCCACCATTAGTTATCTCTGGTGATGTCGAAGAATTTAAATACGAACCCGGAGCTGAAATTCATATGGATGAAGGAGGTTCTGTAACTGAATTGGGACGAGGTGCTCAATGGGTTATGGCTTCTGAGAATAACATTGATAAGCTCGAAATGCGGATGGAACAATATGCTGGCGCTCCTCGTGAAGCTATGGGTATTCGTTCTGCTGGTGAGAAGACAGCATTTGAAGTACAACAGCTTGGTAACGCGGCTGGACGCATTTTCCAAGAGAAGGTATCAACCTTTGAAGTTGAGCTGCTAGAACGGGCTTTAAACGCCATGCTAGAGACCTCTAAGCGTAATCTGGATGGTATGGATGTAATCCGAGTCATTGATGATGATTTGGGCGTAACTGACTTCATGGAAATTACGAAAGAATCCATTACAGCTTCTGGTGTCCTACGTCCTATCGGTGCTCGTCACTTTGCTGCTCAAGCCCAGCTTGTTCAGAACTTGAATGGTATTGCAAACTCCCCTGTGTGGCAACAGATTGCTCCTCATACGAGTTCCCTCCAGCTTGCTAATTTGGTGGAAGACGTATTGGGATTGCAACGCTACCAATTGTTTAAACCTAACGTGGCTATATTTGAACAGCAAGAAACTGCTCGCTTGTCTAATCAAGCTGGTGAAGACTTGCAAGTTGAACAAGCTACTCCTCTGCCTGAATAATGAAAACTGTATGGCTTAAAGGACTTACGCTAGATCAGAAAACGGAGATGAAGAAGGAGTATGCAGCTTCTTCTCATCTTCGAGCTGCTCTAACATCCATCCTAAACGATAAACTATCTACGATTAATACGTCTTTACGCTCTAAGACCAATTACGAAAATCCTGCTTGGGCATTCCAACAAGCTGATGGAATTGGTTACGAAAGAGCTATTTACGAAGTAATTGCATTGATTTCTAACTCTCCTGTCGAGAAGTAATCAAATATTAGATATAAGTATTACTATAGTATATATTAGATTATACAATCGAAGAGTGTATTAGTTAGTATGTATTAGAATTACAGAGAAGTAATTAATCTCTATATTCGTAACAGAATTTTATGTCCCTGTTCTAATGGCAGGATGTCGGTCTCCAAAACCGTACAGTCTAGGTTCGAGTCCTAGGGGATATGCCAAATATGGATATATGGCAGAGTGGTTTATTGCGTTTGTTTGCTAAACAAATATTGGCTAACGCTAGTCTCAGGTTCAAATCCTGATATATCCTCCAAATATGGAAGCTACCGAACAGGGTTCAAAAGAGTCTTGAAAACTCTGGATGTTAGGGATAGCATAGGGTTCGATTCCTTTAGCTTCCTCCAGTTAATTAATAGGAAGAATAATACATGTCCGACCAGACATCAATTTTCGGTAGTACAGAAGGTACTCAGACACCATCTGGTGCCCAACAAAATAGTGGGACAAGCAATACCACGAACTCTCAGAATGCTGATCCAGTTGCTAACCTGCTTGGATCAATCAAGAACGAGAGAGGAGAGCAGAAGTATAAATCTCTTGAAGATGCCCTTACCGCGTTACAACATTCGCAAACATATATTCCGCAGCTCACAACTCAGTTGAAAGAGCGGGAACAAGAATTGGAACTAGCGAAGAAGGAATCGGATAAGATCGCAGAACTAGAGCGTACCCTTCAAACTCTCACTCAGTCGGATACTCAGAATACGCCTACAGCGTCAAATGGGCTTTCGGAAGAGGCAGTTGCTGAGATTGTTTTCCGTACCCTAGGGCGTACACAACAAGAAGCGTTGCAGAAGCAGAACATCGGAGCAGTAGTAGCAGCAATGCAAACTACCTACGGTGATCAGGCAGAAACAGTGTTTTATAAGAAAGCTCAGGATTTGGGAATGACTGTTCAAGAGTTTAATGCACTTGCTGCTAAAACTCCTAAGGCGGTCTTGGAGATGGTTGGAGTTAAACCTGCTACACAGCAAGGCGCTAACTTTCAGTCGTCTGTAAACAGTGGAGCTTTTGTTCCAAACCAGCAATCGTTCATTGGTAGGAATAAAATCCCTGCCTTGATTGGTGCAACCTCACAGGACTTGATGGCTGAATCTCGGGCATCACGTAGTATGGTTGATGAACTACATGCACAAGGGAAGTCAGTACATGATTTGTCTGATCCAAAAGTGTATGCAGCGTTTTTTAATAAATAAGAAAGATAATCTGTAATGTCGCAAAATCGCGGTAACTCTACAGCATTCATCGAAGCAGAACAATACTCGGCGTTTATTCTCCGTAATCTGCATGATGGTATGCTCCCCGGCTCCTTCTATCGTAATGTCTCGGACTTCGGTTCCGGTACCACTCTGAATATCAAAACCATCGGTTCTGTTACTATTCAAGATGGTGCTGAAGAAGTTCCTTTCGATTACAGCCCAATTGAATCTGGTACGATCACTTTGACTATCTCTGACTATGTCGGTGATGCTTGGTATGTAACTGATGAATTGCGTGAAGATGGCGCTCAAGTTGAAGCTCTGATGGCTGGTCGTTCTTCGGAATCTACCCGTGCTATCCAAGAAGTCTTTGAAACTCGCTTCTTGGCTAAGTGTAACAGTGCTCAGACGGATGCTAATGCTAATACCATTAATGGATTCCCTCATCGTATTGCTTCGGCAGTAGCTACTTCGGGTAGTGAAAATACTATCCTGTTGGATCATTTGATCCGTATGAAACTTGCCTTTGATAAAGCTAACGTCCCAATGGGCGGTCGAATCTTTATCTGTGATCCTGTGGTTGGTGCAACCCTTGATCGTCAAGTGTCTCTGGGTCGTGATGTCACCCCCTTCGGTCAGAAAATTCTGGAATCCGGCTTTGATCGTGATCACCAGTTCTTGATGAACCTGTATGGCTGGAACATCATCACATCCAATCGCTTGCCTACTGGTACTTTTAGTGATGGTACGACCTCTGTGTCGGGTGCTGTTGCTAATATCTTCATGTCTTTGGCTGATGATAATACCAAACCTATTATGGGTGCATGGCGTCGGATGCCTAAGGTAGAAGGTGAACGCAATAAGGATTTGCGTCGGGACGAATTCGTTACTTCTGCTCGTTGGGGCTTTGGTGCTCAACGTGTTGACACCCTTGGTGTTGTCATCACTTCGGCTACTAAAATCTAATAAGGAGAATTTATGAGTTATGAAAATACGGCTGGCATTGGTGTAAACAACCAATACGGCCCACGTAATACTGGTGGAGCCCTTGGTGTGGAGCATTCGCAAGACAGCGTAATGACCTTCACTTATGACCTCACAGGTGAGATGCTTAACAGTGGTTTCACCCCTAAGATCAAAGTGCCTAAGCGTGCGCTGTTGCGTAAAGCATATTTGATTGTAGATGAGGTGTTTGTTGTGTCCACATCCGGTACGGTTGCTATCGGTGGTACAGCCCCCGGTACTAACGGTGTGGTGTTGACAGAAGCAAAGCTTGAAGCTCTTGGTGTTTCCGATGTGAGTGCTCTCGCTATTGGTACATGGGCTACAGCATCTACTACTGGTACTACTTCTGCTGAGAATATCACTAAGTCTATTACAGGTACTGTCGGAGCTACTTCCGGCAAGGGTACTCTGGTAATGGAATTTCAAGCGAAATCAGTATCGTAATCCAGATAAGGGGTAGGCTCAAAAGGCTTACCCCTTTTTTTCTTTATAAATTGGATACTCATGTCGATTCAACATAAAAATATTCCAGACGCTCAATTGCATGAGCCCAAGGGAATTAATACTGCCGCAGCACGAACTACTTACCTAGCGAATGGTACAGGGTCTGGTACTTGGCGTAAAGTCACTGATCTTGATATTGATTACAGTGACAAGACAAAGAATAAATATGGATGGAATGACATCTCAGATAGTTTATATACTGTCTCAGGTCCTCACTCTATCTCAAGTGGTGTACGTACACAACTTACAAATAATGGAGCTGCTGCTCAATCCGATACCACTCGTCTAGGTGCTATCTGGGATGCAACGCTCAATCAGTTCCTAATTAATGATTTGAATGCCTTTTACATCGTCCGTATTGGATTCAAAGTTAAAGCTGCTGCTGCTGTTGGCACTCCCTACATGGTTACTGTTGAGTATGAAAGTGCTAATGGTACTACAGTCCTTAGTGGTGATACTCGTCTGATTAAGGGCGGTGGTGCAGTTAATCACATCAGCATGACTCAAGGCTTCTACAATGGCTCCTTCATCAACAACCAAGCCATCAAGTTATTTATAACAGCGGATACAGCAATCACTATGTATGATGTTGGTTTTGTTGTCCAACGTACTTACGTGGAAGTTTAATATGGCTAAAATGTCGCTACTTGAGATGGTTCAGGATATTCTTTCGGACATGGATGCTGATGAGGTTAATAGTATTAATGACACGGTAGAAGCTGTACAAGTTTCTCAGATCATCAAGACTTGTTACTTCGAGATGCTTAGTAATCGTAACTGGCCTCACACTCGCAAGCTTGTTCAAATGGACAGTTTGGGAGATGTAGGTAAGCCTAATTACTTGAAGCTCCCTGAGAACCTAAAACAACTTGAATTCATCAAGTATGAAGTAAAGAAATCTAATGTAGCTAAGAGTGAGCTAAAAGAACTCACGTATAAAGAACCAGATGCTTTCTTGCGTCTAGTGTCTGGACGTGACAGTTTGAAAGCTAATGTCACTACTGTTACTGATTTCAGTGGTACTAAGCTGCTGGTGGTTAATGATACACAGCCAACGTATTGGACATCTTTTGACGATGTCTATTTGATTACAGATTCATACTACTCTACACTGGATACCACCCTCCAATCTTCTAAGACGCAATGCCTTGCCTACCTCTATCCTACATGGGTGAAGGCTGATGATTTTGTTCCTGATCTGCCTATTGATGCTTTCTCTGCTCTCCTAGAAGAATCTAAGAGTACAGCATTCATTACGTTGAAGCAGATGGCTAATCAGAAGGCCGAACAGAAGGCTTTAAGGCAACAGCGTTGGCTATCACGTAAAGCATGGAGAGCCCACGGAGGTGTCACCTATGCTGATTTTGGTCGTAAAGGACGCCGTTAATGCACATTATTGAATATAAGGGGTATCAAATTAAACCCCATGCCCAGAATCCTACCAACTATATTGTTGTCACTGCTGGTAAAGGTGGTAAAATCCCTGACATTATGAATGGGATGTTTACGCATCCTACCTTAATTAAGAAACTGATTGACGCTTACCAAGAGAGTAAGCCACCTAAGGATACCACCAATGACAAAAAGATCAATACAAGCCCAAGTTAATTCGTTCGTTCAAGGGCTTATTACAGAAGCAAGCCCCCTTAACTTTCCCGGTAATGCTACAATTGACGAACAGAATTTTGTTCTTAATCGGGATGGTACACGTGATCGTAGGCTTGGTCTTGATTTGGAACCTAGTTCCACACTGATTGATATTGCATCTGTAACAGAGGATATTCAATCTATCGCCCCAATCCCATTCAAATGGCAGAACGTCGGTGGTAATGGAGATGTGAACCTGTTGGTAGTGCAAATGAAGGCCAAGCTCTATTTCCTAGATTTGATGCAGTCTTCAATCTCTACTGCCGGCCTCTTAGGTACTCTTGATCTGAGTGCGGATTCCTTTCCCACTACTGTTCAGTATTCCTTTGCTGCTGTAGATGGAAAGCTTGTTGTAGCTGCTGGATTTAGTTCTATTGCTATTGTAACGTATAAAGCTGGCGTGTTTAGTTATGAGACTAAACGCATCCTAGTACGTGACGTATGGGGTGTTGAGGTTACATCTGAATTAGCTTATGAGGATGATGACCAGTATCGTGGAGGTATTCCTGCTGATCATAAGTATAATCTGTACAATCAGTCTTGGGGTATTCCTCGTAGCAACTCTTCTAATACGTTAGTTGATCCTATTGACACTTACTACACAGGCTTGACCAAATATCCAAGTAACTCCGAAGTTGTTTGGAGTGGTATTGACTTCCAATCTGTAGTTGGTGGTACACCTTTTGAACGTCTGTTTCCTAGCCTATTTACGGATACCTTTGGATCAAAGGTTAAGGCAGCTAAAGGTTATTTCATCATTGATGCCTTGAATCGTGGACAGTCCCGTTCTGCTGCTGTAGTTGCTAATAAAGCTAAACACGCAGCTATGTCGATGGGGACATTCTCTACTAATGCTGATTCTACAGATGGCGGCGCACGAGTAATTAAAGAATTTGCTGGACGTGTATTCTTTGCTGGATTTAATGGTAGTATTACAGATGGTGATAATCGTAGCCCTACACTGTCTAATCATGTGTTCTTCTCTCGTCTAGTACGTAGTACAGGAGATGTTGTCAAATGCTACCAAGAGGGTGATCCGACTTCTCGTGATGGTACGGACATTGTGGATACAGATGGCGGATTCATTCGTATCGCGGGAGCTGATGATATTGTAGGCTTGGCCAATCTTGGAACTCACTTGATTGTATTCGCCTCTAATGGCATCTGGGCCATCTCTGGTGGTAGTGATTATGGATTCTCAGCTACGAATTATAAAGTTGATCGTATCACTGCCTTCGGAGCACTCTCTGGAAGCTCTATCGTTGAGGATGGAGGCTCCGCTCTTTATTGGTCTACTGATGGAATTTATTCTGTTGCTAAAGACCAGTTTGGTAGTTTTGTTGCCTCCAACATCACATCAAAGTCCATCCAAACCTTGTATGAAGAAATTCCTACAAGCGCACGAGAGAAGGCTGCTGGTGTATTTGATTCAGCCGGCAAGAAGATTCGTTGGTTGTATTACACAGGAACCCCATTCACTTCTGATTATGAATGCTTTGAATTAATTCTTGATTCAGTTCTCGGAGCCTTCTATAAGTATCGAATTTATAATTCCCCAGATAATATTGCGATTGCGGTGGCTCCTTTCGCAGCAATGCCGTTTACTGAAGAGCTGATTCCTAATGTGGTGTTAGTGGGTACTGATCCTGTATTGTCAAACACTGATCCAGTTGTAGTGAATGTAACGTCACGAGGGGCCTCCTTACTGAGTACACGTTACTTATGTATTGTATTGGATGCCGGGGTTCCTAAGATGACATTCGGATATTACAATAACAGTCGGTTCTTGGATTGGGAATCAGTTGATAACGTAGGGACAGATGCTTATGGGTTCTTCACGACAGGGGCTATTACAGCCGGAGATTCTTCTGCTATTAAACAAGTTCCTTATCTCGTGCTCCACTTCCGTAGGACAGAGGAAGGTGTAGACTCTGAGTTTATTCCTATCAACCAGTCTGGATGTTTAGTACGTATACAGTGGGACTTCTCTAATTCAGTCAATTCTAATAAGTGGAGTAGTTCATTCCAGGGGTATCGTCATCGACGTGCATACTTGGTAGATGATATTGCTGATCCATATGACACAGGCTTTGATCTTGTCACAACGAGAAATAAGATTCGTGGACGAGGAAGGTCATTTGCTTTTAACATGGAAACCGAAGCTGGTAAAGATTGCCAGATTGTGGGATGGAGTATTTCTATTAATGGAAACGCAGTTGTCTAATTACATTGTCGAACCCCTCACACCAGAGGTGGTGGATTGGTTTATTGATGTTGCTTGTATCGGGATGCTCACCTATGAGGTGGGTCGTCCTGAGCTTGTTAATCGTCCTCACTTGGAGAAACTAACTCGTTTAGTGATTGATCAAGGGACAGCTTTTGTCGTACACAAAGATGGTGTATACATGGGAGCTATTGCGGGAATGGTTGTAGGATCGATTTACAATCCAAATATCACAGTTTGCAATGAACTATTTTGGTATGTACTCCCTGAATTTCGTAATACACGTACAGGACTTTTATTGTTAAATGCTCTAGTTGAACGTGGCGAGCAATTAGCCGATGAGACGATATTCTCACTCTTGGCAGGTAGTACAGTTAATGACAAGACTCTAGAGAAACGAGGATTTGTATTCTCTGAATCTGGATTCATAAAAAATAATAAAGGATAGTATGGCATACGCAACCTCAACATGGCTGCTTATTGGAGCATTAACCGCGACCACTTATGCACAATCAGAAGCACAAGAAGAAGCTAAGAAACAGAATGCTAGGGCATATGATAGTTCTAAGAAAGCCCAAGCAGAGCAAGCTGCTGGTAATGCAGCGCAGGCAGCTTCAGAACGTCGTAAACAGATTCGAGAAGAGCGTGTACGACGTGCTCGTATTATGCAATCGTCTGAAGCTTCAGGTACTGTAGGCAGTTCTGGTGAGACAGGTGGAATTGGTAATCTCTCTACTGAGCTTAGTTCCAATCTAGGAGCTAATGCGGGAATGCAACAACGATCTCAGGCTATCGGAGCCTTTAATCAACAGGCTGCCGACTTCTCTTTTGCAGCTCAACAAAGTTTAGGAGAAGCCCAGAAGTTCCAACAACTCGGAAATCTGAGTATGAGTATCTTTGGTGCTACAGGGGGCATCCCGAAATCAACTAAGCCTTCAGGGTTCTCTCCTCCAACTAACGCTAACCCTTACACAACAAATCAATAATATGGATATTTTAGATCAGCTCTCAGGAGCATCACAGGAACCTGTAAGTCTGGAAGACCTGTCTCCTAAACCAACACAAGCTCCTGCTCCTATTGCGTCTATTCGTAACAGGGCAGCTACCGCAGCAATCCTTTCAGACAAGCCTGAGAATATTGTTGCTTCATATCAAGCTCAAATTGCACAGGCTGCACAGGGTGATTCTACTGCTACAGATCGTAGCATGGAAGCTTTCTTCAAGCAAAGTGGAGAGCGGGATTCTAAAGCTGTGATGTCAGTATTGAGCGATCCTAATGTCTCTATTGAGCAGAAGCGTGGGGCTATTGAGGCTATGAAGAAGAACCCAATGTTGAAAGACGGAGGAACTTCCTTGGCTAGTCATGGATTGTCTCAAGCAAGTGAGGGTGAAACCCCTGAAGCAGAAGATGCACGTATCAGTACAGCAGACGCTCTCCGTGAGATGTATGATGTACGGGACGTCCGTCAAGGGCTTGTTAACGCTCATGGGGCTACCCTAACCAGTGACACTGTTGAGGCTGCTGGTGGCCTGTTAGAACAGGTTCTGATGCCCTTTGCAACGAGTATCACCTCTTACAAGATGGCTAATGACTTGGCTAAGGCAGATGGTAAGAAACTCTCTGTCTGGCAGTCTATCAAGGCTATGACCTTTGGAGCTGGTACTGTCACTGCTGACATTCGTGAGAAGCTTGCTGCTATTCCTCCTGCTGGGCAGGTGGCATATACGAATAAGATTCTTGAAATTATTAAGAGCAATAGCAATATTGTCTTTGGTAATGACAATCAATACAATCAGTTTATGCGTGCTCAAGCCATCTTCGCTGAAGGTGGATATGGAAACGTAGATGAGTTCATTGACAATGCTTCCTTCCTATTGGATACTATTGGTGTTACTCAAACGCTAAAAGGAGTTAAGGGGGCCGCTAAGAGTATTAAGGCAGGTAAGTCTACTGAGAAGTCAATTGAGGACGCTACACGAGCTTCTATCCCCCCTGTTGCATCTGAAACTCGCACAACCCCTACTAGCGTAGAGATTGCGAAAACTACAGGTACGCCAACTGTTGGTAAGAACGAAGCCAAGATTGCACAGCTACAAGAACAAGCTGCTGCATTACTGGGTGATGCAGGTAATCTAGCTGATAAGGGTGCTGTCGCAAAGCTCAAGGCTGAACGAGAAGCTCTGGTAAGTAAGTTGCCTTCTGACTCTGCTCTGAAAGAGATGACGAAGGTGTTGCAAGACACAGAGAAACTTTCGTACAAGGCAGCCTCAGCTAAAGCTGCAAAGCAATCTAAAGATCAGATGGCTGAACTCAATGGACGTATTCAAGCCATTGATAATCAATTGGAAGCTAATGCACGAGCAGCTACGGCTTCTCAACGATTGGATGCTATTGATAAACAGATTAAGCAATTGGGACAGAGTAATACACCAGAGCCATTGAAGCTCAACCCAATTGCTGATATGATTCGTCGTATTGATCTGAACGCAGTTGTACGTCAAGAGCATCCCTCTACGGTAGCTAATATCTTGCAACAGACAAACCCTGCTCAAGCACGGGCATTACATGAGGCAGTATTCAAATCTGCTTCTGATGAGCTGGCTGAGGGCTTGTATGGCGTGAATAAGACACAAGCTATCATCAATGATGTCTATCCACAAGCATTGACTAAATCAGGTGCAGTGGTTGCTAAAACCCCTGACATCCAAAAGGGTTTACGTATGGATGCTGGCTTGGCCAAGGAAGTGAATAACCTCCTACGCAAGAGTGATGTAGCTATCCACTACAGCAAGGAAGAGTTGGCAGCAGCACGAGCTAATGTGATTAATGATTTCTCTCACTCAACTGATTTGGTTCCTAATGATGCTATGGGAAGTTTCCATAGTGGATTTAAAGTGGATGGATCGGGGATTGAGATTAGTGCTGTCTATGGTACAAAAGCAGGAGCATTTGTACGAGCAGAGGATGCTCTAGAGCAGGCCAAGAGTGCTCTTCGTAATGAAGGCATCATGGACCAAGACATTGAAATCTTGGCTAAGAAAGGATTGGATTATGTTCCAGTCAATCTAGCTGATGTCAAAGGTGTTGATGGTAGTTATCTTGTACGTGTGAATGTACGTAAGATGGTTGACCCTACGGACATTTCAAACTTGGAGAAGGATACAGTACGATTGAATTTCTTTGATCGTAGCCCTCTGGCAGTTTGGAATAGTACAGGGAGTGTGAGTCGTTGGTTGTTTGATGCAGCTTCTATGTTGCCTAAGCGATTGACTGGCTCTGCTGCTGTAGCTACTGACATCACTTCACACTTTGAGAGACAGATGTTGGACTTGGCTACTGGATTCTCAGACCAATACAACAAGCTGGCTAAAGAGCGCAAGGCTAAGGTAGATAGTTACATCAAAGAGGCAAACTTTAAAGAGATTGCTTTTGACCAAACTGATTTGCTGGCACGAGGATTTGCTGATAATGAAATTAGCACCCTTCGTTCGTGGAGAGATTTTTGGGATGTACATTACCATCTCGAAAATTATGATGTAGTTCGTACCCTGAATTCTCAGGGATTTCAAATGTTCAAGAATGCTAATACTGAGTTGTATGCTCGTCCTATTAGCAAAAACACTCAGATTGGTAAAATCTATGATCCCGTCACTCAAACAGTTCTCACTCTCACTCCAGATGTCATTGATGACCTATATGCTAAAGGTGGAACTCTTGCTCGACTACGTAGGCCCACCGAATTTAGTTTTGGGATGCCTTCTGGCGCAGGTACTAAGAGTGTAACTGACACAGCGGAGCACATGATTGTACGCAACACTCCAACTGAGTATTTGCGTAAGTTTCGTGATACAGATGAGGTGTTGAACTATCGTGAAGGCTACTATCAACTGCAATACAAAGCTCCTCGTTTCGTAGATGAAATCACCTACGGACCAAGTGGTAAAGAGTTGAGCCGTAAGGCTGTAGCTGTAGCAGGTGATACACAGGAAGCTGAACGCTTTGCTGAACGTCAACGTAAACTCAATCCTGATAAGGGATATGAGAGTCGTGCTAATGATCGTGGTATGGCAAGAGGCAGTGACGATTGGTTTGATGTAAACTCCACCCGTGGTCGTATTGCTCAACGTACTCGTGGGGAGCTTTTAGAGGACGCTACAGGCATTAATCACTTAGGTGATGGCAGCTATATAGTCAACCCTGTTGAGAGTGCTATACGGGCTGCTAAGAGCATCTCTGGGCGTACTGTGAACCGTCCTATGTTGGAAGCAGCTAAGGCTAGGTTCTTGAATGAGTTTGGTGATGTTCTACAGTCTGACAGTATGGGAGGTAAGATGTTTCCTTCTTTCGTCGGAGAGATAGGAGCTAAAGGAAAGCATGAGACTTCTCATGTTGCTGATGCTCGTACTACTTGGGAATACATTCACTATCTTGAGAATGGCTATATCAACACGATTGATGAGTTTGTAAAAGCTCAATGGAATGTGTTGGCTACCAAAATGGGCGAAGTAGGTATGTCCAAGACTGAACGTGCTATGCTAGGTGCTGCTGAAGGTACTGGAGGTCCTACAGGGTTTGCTAAGAACTTTGTCTTCCAAGCGTACATTGGTACTAACGTATTGCGTAACTGGATTGTACAAACCAATCAGGTGCTACGTACCTTTGCCTATAATCCGAAAGGATGGCTTACAGGTAGTATGGCCGGCCTGTTAGGTGAGTATAGTGGTATCAAAGCTGGTATCTTGACTGCTCCCTCAGCAGAAGGTAAAGCCTTTACGCGATTCATGGACGAGAGTGGATTATTGGATTCGGTTGATAAACAGAACTTGGTGCGTGGTAGTTTGCTTGATGCTGCTGGGAGTTCCCATAAAGCAGTTCGAGTGCTAGGTAAAGCTATTGAGCTTCCACGTAAAGTTGGTTTTGATGCTGGCGAGAGTATGAATCTCTTGGGACACGGGGCTGCCGTATTTGACCGTTACCGTAGAGCTGGTAAGGATATGACTGATGTTGCTGTACTTCGTGAAGCACATTCTGAAGTACGTGCTATTAGCTATGACATGAACTTCGCAGGGGATATGGTGTATAACCAGACTGCTGCTGCTGCTCTATTGCAATTTATGCAAGTTCCACACAAAGCTTTCCTACAAGCCACTAACCGTCGTATTCCATTGGAACTGCGAGCTAGAATGCTAGGGACTGATATGTTGTTGTGGGGTACGCCTATTGCAATAGTTAGTGCTGTTGTTGGTGGTGACATCATGCCAGAGAACAAAGACATTCATGAGTTGTTCTTGCACGGGGCTGAAGGTCTAATCCTCAATCGTGCATTGTCTGAACTCTTGGAAGAGGAAGTGGGAATTGATTTCTCATCTCTCGCTCCTTATGACATGGAAGGTTGGGGTAAGATGTTCCGTGCCATGATGACTACAGGTGCAAGCGGTATGATTGCCAATAGCCCTGCCGGTCAACTGTTCTTAGCTGATGGTGGACGTATCCAAAGTGCTGTTAAACAGATGCTTCGTTTCTTTAGTCCTTGGACTCCGGGAGAACGTACTCCTCAGGAAGCCGCTGCTGTAGCTAATGAGATTGCTAAAATCTCTTCTGGCTGGAGCAACGCTATGAAGACTCGTCAAGCACTAGAGCTGAAGAAAACTTTGGACAAGTATGGTAATGAAGTTGATCCTAACGTAAATACAGCAGAAGCAGTTATGCAACTGTTTGGTTTTGGAACTATCCACGCTCGTGACCTCTATGCAACCCAAGCTGTTACGGCTGAAGGTTCTAAGAAGTATGACGAGGAAGTAAAGAAGGTTTACAAGGAAGTCAAGCAATATTACCAGAATGCATTTGAAAGTGGAGTTACTGATATGACTCAGTATCAAGCAGTTACTGGACAGATTCTCTCTGCGTACAAGGATAGCCCACAAGCTATGGCAACGATTCAGAGAGAACTGGCTAAGGACTTGCAAGGTAAGGATAGTCAATTGATGTTGATGATGCTAAAGAGTGTAGACTTGCCTAAGTTTGGAATCACGGTGGACCAAATCAAGAATGCTCCAATCTCTGATGAGCAGAAGAAAATGTATATTGATCGTTTGAATGACATGCGTAATGCACGTTCGGAAATAAACAAGGAAAAATAATATGGCTGAATTTGGCCCTAAAGCCACAGAACTCACGCCCCCTCAAGGGGCGGGAGCTTCTCCTGTAGCTGCTGTTCAAGAGCGTTACACTCCTGACACTATGATGTCAACCATAACTGATCTCGGTAACATTTTTGTTAAGGGATTGCAGAATACGCAAAAAGCAGACGCAGAAGCTGCAAAGAATGCTGTGATCTCTAATTACACACGTGACCAAGAAGCAATTAATAATGCTTCAGCTCGTGGAGACATTAACCCTGCTGTTGCTGCTGCTCGTAGCCGTTCATTGTTCGGAAAGTATGCTGCTGGGTATGGCCCTTACATTGAGGATTTGCATAAAGCTAATTCAGCAATGAGAGGTGGTAGTGAGCTGGGTAATATTGAAGATAGTGTAAAAGCTACTGAGAACGTCCAGAAGGCTCGTATTGCTAATGCACAGAGTCGAGGAGCCACTATCTATAGCTGGATGGACCCTACTACTCTTGAGAAAACTCTTGAATCTACAGAATCTAGTATGCGTGCTGAACACGAACTAGATCGTAAGATTAAGATGAATTCTGAGTATCGTAGTGCTAGTGCTGAAGAGCGTACAGTGATTGATCGAGAACGTAAAGAGAGTTCTTTGAAGATGATTACTGAGTTGGCTGGTGGTAACGTAGATCGTATGTCTTCGTTCATCAGCAACTTGTCTGCTCAAGTTAAAGCTGGGAAGGTTCCACAAGAAGAAGCTGGACTAATTCTTACGAAAGAGTTTGCTCAGATTGAAGGTGCTATCCAAGCTGCTGCCGGTCTGAATGGAGACATGGCAGGAGCCTATCGTTCTTTGTTCGGGGATATGAAGACCTTAGCTGCTAAAGCTATTGATCCTAAGACAGCTAATGAGGCTACAGCAGAAGAGTATAAAGCTCTTATCACTCGTCAGAAGTTGATGGCTGTTACTGACGATCCTAAGCTGTTACGCCTAGTCGTAGCTAACGAATTGATGGGTGGTAGTGGGCAAGGTATTATTGCATTGAATGCAACAGCGCCTATCGCTGGATACTTAGCTAATGCATCTGCCAATGATGCAACTACTGGAACTGGTGGACACGTCCCTACAGTGGTTGGTGATCCTAAGATGGAAGGTCCTGTTCTCAACTTCCTGAGTGGCTCTATCAAGAAATTAAATTCCAAAGGATTTAAAGATAATGAGAAAGCTCAAGCTGAGACTGTCAGTAATGTGAACAACATTCTGAAACAAACAGGAGATCAACTTAAGCTTGGTAATATCAAACCTAAGGACATGACTGAACTAACGAAGTTCTTCGCTGATCCTGAATATGGTAAGTTTGTTGCTAGTGGTAAGCTGAACAAAGAAGCTGCACAGACAGCTAAGGAAGCTTGGCAAGTGGGGTTTGTTCCTGCTGTCCAGCAAAGTATCAATGCCCGTATTACATCTCTCCAAGAGAAGTTTCCCGGTGGTGGTGGTGTTAGCAAGAAAGATGTTTCTACTCTCGTAGATGTTCGCTTTGATGGAACAGGCATTTCTTTCGGTTCTAAAGCTGCTAACGCTATGGAGCCCTATGAGATGAAGTGGCAGAAAGCTGGTGTGGATGATCTGAATCGTGTGAAAGATGGTATCAATCAAATGATTCGTATTGGAGCCCACATGGAAGGCCACACAGATTATGCTAAATATTGGGAAGAGAATAAATACTCCTACCTGCCTCAAATCTATCCTGCTCGTGCTGGCGTTGTCGTTAACGGTTATAAGTCTAAGGGCGGAGTGGGAAGCGACCCCTCAAATTGGGAGAAGGTACAGTAATATGGTTGACGAAGTAAAGAAGCCTGTTGTGGATGAAACCCCAGCAGATGCTCCTTGGAAACTTAATTGGTCAGAACGTGTGAAAGATGCAGCTCCTCCAGTCCCTGAGAAAGGGATTGTGGAGGCTGTTAAAAACAAGGTGAAGCCTTGGTTGATGGAGTGGGGATTCCTGAGTCGTGAGAATGACAAGCAGGTGATGAAAACTCCTCCTGTCAAGGACCCAGCTAAACCTTTTGATATTGATACGTATCTGACTAAGCTATCATCCACAGAGAGCAGTAACAATCCTAAAGCTAAAGCTTCTACAAGCACTGCTACAGGACTTCATCAGTTTACTAGCGGGACGTGGATGGGGATGGTTAATAAGCTTGATCTCCCCTACACCCTCTCAGATCGTACAAATCCTGAGAAGAGTACGAAGGTGGCTGCTGAGTTTACTAAGGCTAATGTAGCCAAGGCTAGAGCAGACCTAGGAAGGGAGCCAACGATGTTAGAGGCGTATATGTACCACTTTGTTGGTAAGAGTGCTCCTAAGCTCATTCAGGCCCCTTACAAGGACAATGCTGTAGACTACATCACAGCTACCCAAGCTAAGGCGAATAAGAGCGTATTCTATAAGCCCGATGGTAGTCCTAAGACAGTCGGAGAAGTTATGGCTAAGTATGAAGAGAGGTTTAAGTAATGCCTAAGAAAGGTCAATTCAAACCGGGGGCAACTGCTGATTCTATCCGACAAAGGAAGTTCAATAGTACAGAAGCTCAGAAGACACGTCGAGCAGAGCGTAACGCCAGTCGAGCTAAGATGGTGAAGGCTGGTAAGGCGTCAAAAGGGGATAACCGAGATGTGGACCATGCCTCCCATAATACTAAAGACCAATCAATGAAAAATCTTTCAATGATGTCTAAGAGTAAGAATAGGGCCATGAATCAACATGACCCTAGGATGAAGAAGAAAAAGTAACTAAGGGAGGGACCAACCTTTATGAGATTGATATTTTCCAGAAAGAAGGTGATAAACACATCCATTGTGTAGAAGATTATCACGACAAAACTTAGAGATATTAAAAATATCAATAAGGTCTCCGGCAGGTGATCTGAGCTGTATACGCACAGCAGATGAGAATTCCTTATTATACTGCGCGGTACACCATTCTAAATTTGAAACGGAGTTATTAAGCGTGTTCTCGTCTTTATGGTTTACATGCGGAAGGTTATAGGGATTAGGTAGAAAATGGAGAGCGACAAGACGATGTACTGATACATCTTTATGTTTAGCATCCTTATAGAGCCGCACTTTTAAATAGTTTCTATCTTTCCCTGCTTTAAATGCTTTCAATACTCGATACTTACTATTATTATTAGAGCCTTTTCCAGTAGCAATAACAACTCCAGCATTTGAAATTTGATACCGCTCTCCATAACCATTGACAAAAATCATCGTAACTCCTTTTTAAAATACTATATAGATCACCTTTACTTATATCGCAAATATCAACACTATTCGACAAGGAAAAAGAAATAATGGCTACTAAAGGTAAAGCATTCGCTCAAGGCGTTAAAGAAGCGAAGTCTGGTAAATCTGGCTCTAAGGCCCATGAGAAGAAAGAATCTAAGGGATTCAAACTCTTTGAGAAAAAGGGTGAGAAGTCTGTGAAGAAGAAGAAGTAGATACAAGAAAACCCCATATATCCAAGGAGTAATCCAAGGACGTATGGGGTTTTTTATTGCCTATTGTTTAGAGAGTGACATGAGGGACTGTTCGTACCTTAGGAAACATTTCTTTAAAGTCTTCGAGAGAGATATCCTTACCAATAAGGACTTCAGTGTAAATAACACCATCTCGTTTAAATTCAGCTTTGAGAGTATCGCAAGCTGGGCAATTAGTTTTAGAATACAGAATCATAAATTCCCTTTATTAATAACACCTATCGAATTGGGCATCCACCACTCGTACAATCATCCTCCAGCACCGCATCAATATCATTGGCTTCATCAAGGGTAATAGGCTGGAGAATAGCTACATACGAATCATACACATCTTTCGTTACAATTTCTTGTGGCAAGTAGCGATAACCTAGGTCCTTCGCTGTCTTAGTAGGATCAGTACGAAAGAGGAAGGATACACCAACATAATTGTCCCAATTATCTAGCAACCAATCTACAATCCCTTCAACCTCATCTACAGAATAACTAATCGTAGCAGAGACATTCTGTTGACACCAACTATTCATTAGCATCTTGTAACGCTCTAGCTGCTTAATAGCACTCTCCAGATTTACTTCGTATTCCACCCCTTCCCGTACAAACTTATCAAACGGGACATCTTCCCACTTAACAGGGAAAGTGATGAGAACAGCTTCTCCATCATCAGGGTTGTCAACAACTTTGTAGCCAGCAGCACGACATAGAGGGATAAGGGGATCATGCTTACCAAAATTGACATTGTTAAATACATACTTACCTAGTGGTTTGTGAACACCTTCTGTGGTGTCCATGATTTTACTTAGTGTGCCACTTGGTTTTATGCAGGACACATTCTTAGGACGCGGTAGCCCAAGCTCGTCAGCCATACTGTAAGCTCCTGCTGTTGCAGTTCGTTGCAGCTCGGAATAATCATAAGCCTTAAGGTCTGGTCGTCGAACGATTCCTGTAAGACCCACTCCACAGAGTCGCAAGAAGGCGTTGTTGAGATGCCATGCTTCTTGTAGAACTCCATCCAGAAGGTTAACACAAGTTTGTCGGTAATTGGCTCGGGCGGCCAAGTGGATTGCACGTCGCAAACCAGCACTATCTCCGTGAAACTTCGCAACATCTACCTCACTCAAATTACAAAAACTCTTATTACCTAAGAGGATTTCGGCACAGGGATTAACACCTTTAAACCAAGGAGCGCGTTTAGTAGCTGCTTGGCCGTTAATAAATCCGGGCTCTGATCCTCCGCTTCGCACCATGAGATCAAAGACATCGCTAAGTTCTTTTCGAGAAGGCTTAAATTTAAAGAGTAGAGAGTTGTTGCTCTGGGCGCGTTGGACATTGTGTTCCCACCAATTATGTTTTGCTACTGCGAATTCTTCCCATTCATCTTCTCCATACTCGAAGAGAGCAATTTCTGCACTACGTCGAGAGGATAGTACAGTACCCAGCCAATTGACAAGATCAAGAATATCAATGCGAGTAAGAAGAGAATCAGTGCGTTTGTTAAGGAGATCAACAATTGCACTATACGCTTTAACAAGACTTGCATCACCAGAGCTAATCCAACCATATCCTTTAAGCCTTTCGCCTGCTGGACGAATCTGAGAGAAATCCAACACCAATTTACGAGCTGGAAACTTATGAGCTACCAACTTACCAACACTCTTACTCCAAGCTTCTGCTGAGTCACCAATAGAGATTGTCCATACACCATCTTCAAATGTCTCTGTGTTCTCTTGGCGTCCACCTTTATTGGTACGAGTAGAGCGGATAATCTCTACTTCCTCAATACGTTGTTGAAAGCCGGTAAGCTGCCCAACAATAGGTTTAAAGCCAACACCACAGCCTTGCATCAATAGCCACAGGATGTCTACGATATCGTACACAGTCTCAGCATTAGTGAATGAGCAATTGAACTGAGAAGCTTCACGACGTTTAGCCACTTCTGTACCACCAAGCCAAAGAGTACGTCCAGACATTAACACTTTACGATCAAGCATCAGTTGACGGAGTTCTTCAAGCTCTGTGTACATTCTATCTGTTTGGTAGAATGGTGTTTCATCGGTGAACTTAGATGCTCTCCTCCACAGCCATTCTTGATGACCAATCACTCGATCAATCGTTTGTTTCCATGTCTCAAATACTGTTCCTGATTCATCTAAAGGACGGTTATATGTGCGTCGAGCTAGCAACTGACTACGTAGGGATTGTTCTGTCATTCAGCGATTGTCTCCTGATCCTGTGAGGGTGTTGTCTTGTTTACGTTTAGATAGCTTGGCCACATTTCCATTAGCAATGTCTTGCAATGTAAATCCATGATCCAAGGCAATAGTAGCAATACTCCAAAGGGCATCTCCGAGTTCCTTCTTGACATTCATGTCATAATCAAATTTACGTCCATCTCGAATACCCTTGGCAACGAGAGAGCACAACTCACCTACCTCACCGGGTAGGTTGAGGAGGCAATATTCAGGGGTTGCTGTAGGGAGCCTTACGCTCTGACAGAAGTTCTGGTATTCATTAAAGTGCATAGATTTATTCATATCGTTTATTCAAATAATCCAAGGATACAGGCATCAGATCGAAGCTTCCACGATCCACTTCATGCAATACCAAGAAGCCACGCCAATGATTATTTCCTTGAGGTCCCATATAAGCTTCATCATGTTCGTAACAGCTCCCTGCAATCACTGAGGTAACTCGTGTACCATCTGCTCGGCTGTCTGTAGCAATCTGCAACCCTTGCTGATGACCAGAGACACAAGACATATGCTGTTTATTCAACTGAGCACGGGCTGTACTACTAGGACGACCTGCTGTTCCTGTAACGAAATAGTGAGAGAAGGCAACCCCCTCAATCACAACTGTCTCAAGGAATGGATATACTTCGTCCCAATACTTTTCGTATTGCAAATCATCAATGCTAATCAACCCTTCCAATTTAGCATCATTATTAACAGCACGATTAATACGATTCTCGTGATTACCGATGCACATCACAGTGCGAGGAGTGTACACCTTTTGCTTATTCTTACGTTGTTGGTATTGTAGGTTGGCCAGAGGGATCAACAAGGCCGATTGAGCAGCGATGGCAGCATCAATGTCTTTTGTATAGCGTCGCCCCTCAAAAGCTTTCTTACCTACGTCATAAGAACTTAGGCTTTCCATATCAGCCAAGTCGCCAATACATACAACAACATCAGGACGCTTGTCACAGATGTATTGTCCAATACGACTCAAGTATGTGAAGTCATTACCATCTTTCGCTTGGACGTCAGGAATTACCAGAATTTTAGTCATTAGAGATACGGGCCTTAAAGGAAATAGGGAAGGATTGTTGTACATGTGTTGCAATCAATCGTGCAACATCACGACTTTCTTTTTGTGTGTGAGGATCAAGACGAAGAACAAGCATATCGAGAAATGCACCTAGAGTTCCACTCCAAATCCATTCGCTCATCATGTTCTGTGGGAGATATGCCCGTGCAACTTCAGGAGCTGCCCCATCAGCGAGTAGCCAATTATACATCTGCAATGATTGCTTAACTGAATCAACGGGGTTGTAATCAGTGAACAAGATTTCATCTAAGCTTCCTTGCTTTGCATTAGCAGAACGCTTACGCAATTCTGGAATATAGAACTCAGGCTCGGAATCAACGTATCTTCGACTTACCTCGTTCCAAGGTAAAAATTTATGTTTCTTAATGTTCGGAGAAGTACGCAACCTCTTCCCCCGTTCTCTTATGAACTGCTGCATATTACTATGCAGAACAGACTATATCATCATCTTTTAATAAGATGTCCCCCGCTTCCACTCGCTTGAGTGTACTCCATTTCTGGATAGTCGTTGAACGTTCTTCTTCTGACATTTCAGAGAAGCTTCGCTGCTGATTGTCCTTTTCAGGAGTTTCCAGCAATTCAAGGGATTTTCTAATACTCTCACGAATAATAGGGTCTATGTAGTATTCGCCGATTTTATGATTAAATGAGATAAGACCTAATCTTACGAGTTCCATAGAAATTCGTTCCAACTGACCATGAACTTTACGATGTTCAAAATGACCATCGCAGATATGCAAATTTTCCAATTTATTGTTTATCTTATTTCCATCTACATGATGGATTAGTTCATTCCCTTGCAGGGAACGTTGAATTTCTAATTCCTTAAAGATTTTGTGTTCACGATAATATCCACCAATTTTATCTGGCAGGGTATGATCTCCTATCCAAATCTCTCGATAACCATTAGTATTAATATACGATGATCCCAAGCGCTTTGGTGCAAACTTCTTACCTTTATTCCAAGAGTCTTTTTTCTCTTTAGTTTTAGCAGTATGTTTGCAAGAACACGATCTACAAATATGGACACCTTTTCTATAGATGTTCCAATAGTTCACCCACTGTTCGTGACCACATTTATCACAAACACGTAGGGCAACATCTCCATTACGTTCTTTAATCATATATTCCTTTATTTGTTGTAAGACATTTACATATACTTATATCTCAAATATAGGAATAACTCGACAAACTATTCTTAGTTAAACCAATTGACGAGCAACGAAGATAGGAGCTTTAATACGAAAAGAAAGGAACGAATGATTGAATGGAGAGAAGTGCTTATGTTTGGCTAGATAATAAATCAGTTTAGCATCTGATGGTTCTAGATTATCTCGTTGGAGGAGATCATCCCAAACCATCTCACTTTCTTTATGAAAACTCACTCGTGCTGCATTAACAACATCAAGGTCGTTTCCCCATCGCTCTGGATGGATGGGGGTAACTTGAATATCACTTATTTTCATTATCTCTCTCATAAATAGCTTGGCGAAGATAGACAACTAGGTCGAGAGCTTCTTCATAAGCATCTTTAAGAACATCTCGTCCATTAAATGCTTTCAATGGAGTTCCATATTTCTTACGTCCAAACTCATTACGTACATTCATATCCTTAATGACCAAATACCAAACAGGCTCATGATCACTAGGAAGAGGAGCTGGCTCCCCAAAAGTCATATCAGGCGACAAGGGCAAAACCTCGCTGTTTCATATTGTCAGCAAACGCTACACGGACAGTGTTACGCTCTGCTGCTGGAATGGCTTGAAAATAACCCAGAATAAGACCAGCACCTTTAGCGTTAATGCGTCGATCTTTTGTGTGGTCTTCGGCCATGTTAGCCAACACTACAGCACGATTACGTGTACGGAGTGCATCATCTTCAATATCCATAAACAATTCAAACCCTTTAAAATTACTTACTTGTGTCATTAATTTTCTTTCTTTCTTCGTTTTCTTGTTTTGTAATAGATTTATGGCAAGGTTTACAGAGAACCTCTAAACCATCTTGTTCACAGAACATTCTCTGAATTGTGTCATCCCAACTTATAAAGCCCGTTACAGGAACTACTGGAATTATGTGATTAACTTCAACTTCTTTAAGAACGAACAAGTTGTGGCAACTTGCGCATTCATAGAACTCTGCCATTCGTCCACTGGCAGGGTTGATTTGTTTACCTCTGCGAGCGTTAGCAAGTACTTTATACTTTGGAGGCCATCGTTGACTTGCTGAACGCAAACCTCCCTTGATGAAGGAATTATATCTGGCAAGGGTCCACTCTCCACCATTTCTTGTTTTCTCCTTACTCAATTGGTAATTCCCATAATACTGGTGAACCGTCTGGATGTAATTTTCTAGTCATCCATAGAAGGCGTCCCTGTTCTAACAACTCTTCATCTCCACGATCCTCCCCATAAAGGGCCTTGTAAGCCTCTCTGACACGTTTAAATGCATCAGTAAGGTCGTTACACCCTTCCAGTATCTTCATAGCTTTAACAGGTCCTGTCTTGTCTCCTAGTCCGGGAATACTATCTACCGAATCTCCTGTGAGGCATTGGGCATAGAAGAACAATTCTCCATATCCAACAACTTTTTTACGATCTGCGGATAGATTGATTTGCCCTGTCTGATCAACAAGGATTGGGCCAAACTGTGGCTGATTCCCGAGTTCCCATCCATACTGCCAACCGGGGACGGCGTGCAAATCTTTGTCTCGGGAGCAGATGATTGTTTCGTCTGGACGCTTGGTTTGCTCGATGGCCATAAGGTCATCTGCTTCCATTCCTTCCGATTCGACATAATTATATTTACCTTTGATGTAAGCCTTGATATTCTTGTAATGCCAAGGCTTGTTACTAGGACGATCTTTGTAAGGAGTACGTTTAGCAATGTCAAATCGGAAATTACCTTTACCTGTTAGATAGAGGATGGGAGGCTCAGTGGCCTCCACAATCCCGCAGATATTAGCAATACGATTATCCAGCAGCTCCGCTACATGGTCAAACTGAACATACCCCTCACCTTTCCAACTTGTCTCAGCCGCGAATCCAACTTCATAGAAGCAGGATGTCACCATCAATTAGTGGTTGCATCCGTAGACTCCTCTCCCGCATACCAATGTCTGATACGGTGACAATTTGAACACAACATTACACATTTATTAACTTCTTCCCACAATTTATCACTGATTGAACGATAACTACTTAGTTTAAAGTCCTTAGTAGTAGGGTCTATATGATGAAAATCATATACACAATCAGGAAAAGAATTATTACAGTCAAAACATTTATTATCGAAATGATTAACTAATAATGTCTTACGATCCCTGTTTTTCTTATTTTCTACTACTTTCCTCTCTTCACGATTTTCCTTGTAATATGGAGACCATCGTTTTCGATTACATTCTAAACAGGTATGAGTGTATCCAAACCTACATACTTTAGATTTAGTGAAGGAAGTGATTTCTTTCACCTCCTTGCACTTTTTACACTCACGTTCCATTAATAAGGCAGGTCGTCATCTTCCTCAGGAGCCGGAGCTGGAGGAGCTTCACGTTTAGGCTTCTCAGCTTTAGGGGCTGGAGCTGCCGGCTTACCTTTAATAGCTGCCTCAATAACACTACCTTGGAAGTTCAGATTGGCTTGAATCTTCTCTTGAATCCACTTAGGCAACGCATTATACGTTTCCATATCAGGAGCATCCAAATCCAATACTTTCGTAGGATTTTGCAACTCAGGACATGCTGCTGCATCACGAGGACGCATTGCTGCTACATTGGCAATATTGGTGTAAGTTTTCTCACCAACGATGTTGTTCACCAAGGTGACATTGATTGGCAATCCAATAGCTTGAGCAAAGTCACCATCGAAGGCTTCCTTAGGATCAAATGCATGATAGCGTTGCGTGCTTTTTGCCTTGTCAGCAAACAAGCCATAGAATGGCAATGTCTCACTAATCCAACGAGGCTTGTCAGCCACTTCCTCACCAGCTTCGTCCACCATAAAACAATCAACCAGCTCATAGGTGAGCATAATCTCTTGGACGGGAGCCTTATCTTGTCCCTTGTAAGGACGTTGAGCTTGCAAGCCCAAGTCAATCAATTGAACCAGACGAGCAGGGTAGACACCGGGCTCAATCAAGGGTTGTTCGATACGATCTTTTTTGCCGTTGCCAGCGTTTTTAACATTTAAAGCCATAATTATTTAGTAGTGATTGTTACGTTTTGGATTGTAGAAAGGGGAATGATGTGTGATGTGTTTTGTTTGTCATACACAACAATGACGCTATGGGACACTTGATAACCAATTGCTTCAATGAAGTCTGAGAAGCCTCCATTGAGATAGTTAATCATGATGTTAGTGGTTGTAGGGGTTTCAGTTTGTGGGATAGGTTCAGACATTGTTTACCAATTTAGAGAGGTTAGCGTTAATTGCAGAAGCACGGTCAGCTTCTTTGAGGAGGTCAACACGGCGAGCTTCAATAGCTTCCATGCTGTTCAGCAGATCATCTGCCTTACCCCGATTATCATTTTCGAGGTTGGTCAGTTGATCAATTGTTTTACGAAAGGTAGACATAATGGAGTCTACCGAGTTGCTAGTGAATATCATTTTTGTTTACGTGTTAAGCTGTTAGGGTTTGTTTGACCAAATAGGAACTTTCTATTCCCAGAGTCATATGATTTTTGATTATTTTCTGATTTAGTCAGAAGTTGTAAATTACCTAGATCGCAATCTTTACGATCATTATTGATATGGTCAACTTCATATCCTTCCGGGATATTACCGTTGAACGCCATCCACACAACCGTATGAATTAAGTGGCAATGAGGTCGTCCATCATAATAGAAATTGGTAAAGTAATAACCTTTTGAATTAGTTTTAAACGACTTATCTGTACCGTTCTTATTCCAAATTCTACCATCTGTAAATACTATGTATCCATTCCAATTTGTACTACCTACTAGGCTAGTGAATTGCATACCAAGTCTTTCCTATTTTTCCTTCTCCCTCATGAGGACAGGATATGTTAAAAAATACACCAGCATCCACAATACACTGCTCCGAGATCATACGTACCTCTTCAGCAATTTCTTCTCGACACTCGATTGTATACTCATCATGATAAAAGCAGACAACTCCATAATCCAATCCCCATACAAATCTCTCAGCAAGCCGTTGATGGAGTAGACAGTATGCCTTACTCATCATAATGGCTTCGTCTGATTGAAGTAGATATACGAGTAGCTGATGCTCAGAGGGAACGGTGATAGGACGGCCATCTAGCCCTGTAATAGTTCCATTAGCATATTCCATTCGACCAAATTTAGGATTGTATCGTTGTGTTGCTGTCTGTTTCCACTCCTTAGTTAATTTTTCTACTAAATCACCTAGTCCATCAAGTCCACGATAGAGCTTATCCCGAAGGATACCACCACTACCGATAGGCTTCTTAGCCGTTTTAGCTAATTTAGCATCACCACCTCCAAAGAGAAGGCAGTACATGACATTCTTAGCGAGGTCTCGGGATTCCAGCTCTCCAATCTTCGCCGTGAGCGAATGGTTATCTGAGCCATCTTCCTTCTTACCATCGACTAGAGCCTTCGTATAAACAGGGTTGTTCATACGTCCAGCCAGCATACGTAACTGATTACCTGCCGAATCAGTACCTACTAGGGTATATCCTTCACGGGAGGTGAACATTTGTCGCATTTGCTTCCCGTAGAAACTTCCAGCTTTTGGGATGTTGACAATGTTCCGGTGCGTGGCCCTGCCTGTAACCGCAAGAGTATTAACGACGCTTGCAATCTTTCCGTCTGGGCGAATAAGTTTGAGTAGTCCTTCAATAATTCCACGGCGCTGTTTACATTGGACCCGTCTTGCAACAAGCTTTCCAAGTTTGTCTTCAATTCCCTCAAAAGGGTCATCTTTAGAGAGTTTAGGACTTGTTCGTTGTCCGGCGTCATTGGTGTTCCATTCAAGCGGCTCCCACCCGAGGGATAACAGATACTCTTTAGTTTCATCGTTGGAATCTAGACTTACTTTCCTGAAAGAAATGCGACTAAAACAACCACCAATGGTGCCACTGCTAGGGTCAACACCACTACTAATGCACCAGCGTAGACTACTCTCGGAAATTTTTCCTGATTTGAGAAATGGTTTTTTGATGTAATTATATTCACCTTTTACTTTCGTTTCTTCCACCTCCAGAATATCTGGAAGACGAGGGACGATGACGTTATCAATACGTTGCATCCACTTAGTTAGTTGGCGAACACACGTTTGCATGTGTTCCTTATCAACCGTCCATCCATACTCCTCTTGTAATTGAAGCTGCGTGAACAACTCAAACGACAATAAGAAAGCATTACGCCAGTTGCCACCTTTAGCTTCGAGCATCAACTCCTCATAAGTGAGTGCCAATATCTCTACGTCTTCAGTGCAACGATGTAACATCTCAGGAGAATAGTTCTCCCAATCGTCATGTTCTGGCTTACCCCGTCCCACTCTATATCCCCAAGCCTCAAGGCTGTGAGGACCTGCACTACGATTCAGACAGTGATATGGTAGAATTCTATTTGGCTTCAACAGCCGGCTCATGATTAGCGTATCTACTACCTTACCCTTGAATGTCCAGTGATACAGTTTCTTCAGAAGAGGGAAGTCATAACCAATACCGTTGTGTGCAATCAACACATCAAAGGTATCCAGATATTCTAAGAGCTGATAAATCTGACGAGGATTGAATTTCTTGATCTCGTCACTCTTATGTACCTTCACAACTCCACAATGAACATGAGTAGCTTGTTGGAGAAATCCATTCGCTTCTAGATCAAAAAATCCTACCTTCATTTAACCTCCTGTTGGAATCGAACCAACTACTGTATGTCTTGTCAACGTGCCTCTCCAGTTGGCTTAGGAGGATGCTCATCAATGTACCTAGCAGCCTCACCAAGCAATGGAATAAGGTCGCTAATAGGGTAGGGCTTACGCCTAATCTCTTTGATCACTGTACGTAATCGTTCAGCTAAATCACTCACGATATAGTTCCTTCAACTCATTACGAAATCGTTGGATAATCTGATGGGCTGTACCATATGCAATGCTAGTGATACGACTAATATCTATTGCAGAATACTCCTGTCGGAAATATAGATTTAGCACTTCCATCTGTACCTCGCTCTTAGTCTCAATCAGTTCCAACACTTCACGCATAATATGCTGTGGAAAGTGTGGACACGAATGATCTTCAGAAGTTTCTTCCTCGTCTTCACAAGGCTGTACATAACCACGTTCTGTATTTTGGTATTCACGTAGGCAGTTATCCAGGATGGTGCTAAACCATTTATCAAACACATCCCCATCAAAACTCTTATGGTAACGAATGGCTCGTTCATAAGCAGTTTGTACAATGTCTTCAGCACCATGATGATTACCACCTATGCGGAAGGATGTACGTTTAATCAATCTATCCTTAGTCTTAAGATAGTGTGCTTCAATCATTGGAACATCCATATATCTAATCATAATGCCTTTCTCGACATCTATCCAGCAATTTCATGAAATAAGCCAGTTTTATTGTCCCAATACAGCTTAAATCGTCCTACTTCCCCATATTCACGATCCTCCAATAGAATCAGAGTTCGGAGATTACGTTCCTCATGACTGAGACTTGGGTCTCGATTTCCTTCGAGTCCAAGCATGAGGTTGCAAGAGCGAGCCATCGCACGGGAACCAGCGAACTGAGAAGACAAGACCTCACCACCTCTTTCATGAGGTGCGCCACCGTCAGGGTTACGTAAGTGGCAGAAAATAAAAATAACCACGTTAAGATCAAGGGCCATAGCAGACAGCTCTTGAGCAATTTCTTGAAGTTTAACATTAGCAGCAGCACTCTCCATTCCGTTAGTTAAATTGGTAATTGGGTCAAGCATGATAGCCTTACATCCCTCAGCCGCAGCTTGGCGAATATCAGCTTTCAAACTCTCCCATCCTACGTGCTGATACAGATTAAGCATGAACAAACTTCCATGCAGCTTCTTACCAGCTTCCTCATACGCTTCCATGTCGAATGGCTTATTCGGATCATGGAATATCTTGCCTGCTACCTTTCCAGCGACAAGTTTGTAAGTTTTCTTATTCGACTCTTCAGGCTTGATAAGAAATACTTTCCACCCATGCTCTTGAATGAAGTGTGCGGCCAGTGTGTTAACGACTTCCGATTTACCTTGCTTTTGACCAGCCCCAATATAAATGGTTTCACCCAATCGAATTCCCCGTGTTGCCTCGGTGATATGTTTCCAAGGCCATGACACACCGTAAACTGGAGCCTCTTTAGCTGCTTCATGCAGTTCATCTCCTGAAACTAGACGGGTGTTCTTAGGTTTCTGTGCATTGAATTGACAAGCATTGTAAGCTGCCTTGCTCCTTCCATCCATAAGACACTGGTTAGCGTCCTTAGCTGGAAGGGTAGCCACCATTGCATCTGGGATAACACGAATTACATCCTCTGCTGCCTTCTTACCGGGCACATCATTGTCAAAAACAAGAATGATTTCTTTGAATGTCTTACGAATCTCTGGAAGGAAACGAAGAATATCCTTAACTGCACCTCCAGCACCGTTAGGGATAGATACAATAGCAGGGTTGTAATCTGCATAGATCGTCCCTTTGTTATGATCTTTGAAGATTTGAAACAAGGAGACAGCATCCAGCTCCCCCTCAGTGATGAAGAGCTTTTTACCTCCAGAAGCAACAGCTTCTTTCCAACCAAACAAATCAGACAGCTTGGTAGTACCAACAGCCCACATCTGCTTGTTTTCAATCAAGCGTACCTTATACCCAATCAACTCATCCCCACGATAATAGGGATAGTAATGGGTTACTGGAGTTTCACCGTCAACCTCGGACACTCCGATTTTGATACCGAAGTGCTCAAGAGATTCTTTTCGTAGCTTGCGATCAGGCAAAGCAACACAACGGTAGTCAGCAATATCAAGAATTTCTTTTTCAATTTGCTCCTTACTCTTGATGAAAACCTGTGGCTTATACCCCTTAGGCTTGTCATGATACGGGTCAGCTACATACTTGGAACATGCAAAACAATATCCATCATAAGTACCATCTTCCTTTAGGAATGTTTGTAAACCATCACCACTCCCACAATCATGTGGTAATTTCTCGATACATTTTGACACTATTCTACAATCTCCACTTCCGTCCATGCTTTGAGGTGGACAATCTCACCATTATGGCGTTTACACAGGCTGTACATACCATCAATATGATGGAAGAACACTTCCTCACCATCGGACAGTTTCCATGCCCCTGGAGGAGCATCCTCTGCCTTGATGATTTTTACCATTGTGTTGTTTGGTACTTTAAAGAGTTTCATATCATTTCCTTATTTATCAATGATAATCTTGAAACAAGTATCAGTATCTGGATCATACATAACAGCTCCTTCGGGACGCATCCATCCGGGAGATACCTTGCTTCCATTAATGGCAAGCCATTTACGAGCTTCTTCTGGTGTTGATACTGGCAGGGTAGGGACTACATTACAACCTTCTGGTGGTGGATTATGATCACCCCAGCGACGTGTATTAAACAAAGAGAAGATTTTCTCTTCTTTGCCATATCCTCGTTGAATACCAAGTCCCCACCATTCACCAAAGTGATGACCCTCACCTAAACCCTCAACTAAATTTTTCTTATTTTGGTAAACCCATCGTGCAAATCCATAATTATCATCATCTGGTGTGATGATTCGTGATCGAGATTGAGCGCCAACTTCACCATCAGCAGTAATAATAATACAAGCGTTGGTTCCATCAATCTTTTCCATAAAGATTGGTACTCTTCGATTCTCAATACGCTTGATTTTAGGCCACGGTTTGAATTCCATATTATCTCCTAACAGGACTGGTCGCAACCATATCCTAGTTTACAAGCTACACCACAATATCCCGTAGCTTCAGGGTTAATCTTATCTTCACATTCACTACAAATCCATTCATTGTCAAGGTAGTAGTAAACCTCTCCCTCGTGTGTCTCCGAGGTATTCTCGCAATCCTTATACCCACAAATCTTCTTAGTCATTATTCACCTTCTTAAAGAGTGCTGGGACTTGTCGGATTGTTTTTCCTTGGATAAGTTCCACGTTATCAATAAAATGTTCAATAATATCAGTAGCTTGTGACTGACGAGGATCAATACAATCCAGAGCCGCCCTTACCCTTCCAATATCAAGACGTTGAACCAATGCAATAACCATCTCGGGACTATTACTCATGTCAATTCCTCTGGTATTTCAACTTCGACGTAACCAACAGGCTCCTGCCCCCGCAGCGCATCGAGTTCGGCGCGTAGGGCGTCGCGCTCCACAAGTAGTCGCGCCGCATTATCGTTTGCAAGAGCGATAAGGAAGGCATCTGCCTCTGCGTTTTTCTCCAACTCACCAATCCGCAGGGCCTGCGCATCCATTGCGTCCAGTAGCTCGATTACTTTGGCGGGGTTTGCTTCTGCCAGAAAGAGCGCGTTATTTTGTGCGTGTAGCTTCACTACTAGATTGGTAACAACCGCGTCAAAAGATGGCGGGCCAATCAGAAAGTAGTCTGAGTCCTGATCGTCACCAGCTATCCACGGTCCAGGTGTCGCAGCCTCTGCCAGCTTGCGCAGCGCATCGCGCTCAGTTTGTTGTGTTGTCATTTGGTTTCTCCTTGTTGTGGGGCGGCTGGTAGTGGCATCCAGTGGGTTGGAACTTCATTCAAGAAATCTCCGGCAAAGTGTTTCCATTTACCAGACCATGGAAATTCATCGTCACGCGCCCACGTCACTGTGTACGTGTTTTTTCTCTCCGCACAATGGACAAGAATTGCTTTTGAGTTCTTCGGCGCAGTCTCAATCGGCTGCCACCCGTTCGTCTTCCCGGCATCAGCAATACGATCATCGGCAGGCTTGGTGCTTGGTGCGGGGTGTGACAACCCAACGGGCCACGGATCAACGATTGACAGTATCTTTGAGATGCACTCATTTGCTCCAATGCCGTCTGGCGGCAGGTACTCCTGCAAGGCTGCGAGAACTTTGAGCAATGCGGATTCACTGTATGCTGTCGTTGGGATACGCCCACCATCAGGTAGTCGGTCTTCCAAGGTTTTGATGGCGGTCATTGATAACCCTTGAATTGCTCAACATATTTATTAACAGTTTCACCTGCCAATCCGCACGCCGTATTTACTTCTAAGACATACCATTTCTTATCTTTAACACCTTGGATGGTGTCTACAGCACCAAAATCCAATCCAATGGATTTCACTGCCATGATAGCAGCATACTTCGCTTCCTCAGCCACCTCTACATCAACGTGTGCAAAGATAAATCCGTTGACATGATTCCTCACTTGCCAATTAACTTTTCCATCAGGAACCTCCTTATTACGAGCCTTACGTTGAACGAAGAAGGCGTTGTTCTTATGTACATGAATGCGATATTCCAATTTCTTAGGAATGTATTTCGTGTACAAGGGAGCAACAGGCACTTCAGCATCTGGCTTATCCAGAATAATAATACCTTCTCCGCTGTGTCCAGTGAGAGTTTCTCGTACAACCACGGCACACCCCTCTTTGAGCCACTGAATGGCCTCCTCCCGCTTCGTAGTGAAAGGCGGTACATCCACAGGGTCATCCATAGCAACGAAGGCTTTAAGCTTGTTTGCTGCAATAGCTACGGCATCAGGATGATTGAGGATGTTGATGTTGTGCAACTCCCGACGGATGGCACTACACCCCCAATTGATGACAGTTTGACCACGAAGGTCAAGAGCCTTTCCTTCACGACGAAGGCGTTTGATACCAAGGGCAAGAGACAATTCTTTGGCACTTGCACTGGCTGCGGAGTAGGGATAGATTTTCATATTAGAATTCCAAGTTATCTGGTACAATAATCTCAGGACGGATAATCCACCCTCCATCCGCAAAATCAATAGGCATCGCTTTCAGGTTATCAGGAATAGGGTATCTAACATAGTGTCCTTTAATATCTTTCCCAAATACACCCTGCTCCTTATTAAGCTTCTCTTGCTCTTCCTTTTTTGGTTTCTCTTGCTCCTCCCAAGCCTTATATGCATAGGGGAGATCAAGCAACAGAGAGTAGCTACGGTCCATGTCCCGAATGGAATCCTTGACATTGAACAGTGCAGCATTCTTTCCTAGACATGCTGTAGCAAATTTCAACGTATCTGTCTTGACGAAAGCATCATGTACAGCAATAGGATCACCATACTTACGTGCCACTTCTCGTAGACGATACAAGGTTTGTGTCCATGCGGTGATCAGAGGAACATCCAATGTACCATGCATACCACGAAACTCAAGACTTCCATACTTCTTCACCGAGCCAATGTTAATGGCTGAGTAGCGTACATTGTCTTCTCGAATGTCGAGAATGGATTTTGGTCCGTTTGTGAATAGATGCATCAGATATTGGAGATACCCTTCTGCATCTACAATACGCAGACAGAAACGATTAGCCTTACGTTCCTCACCACACAGATTCATCAAGGGCTCTTCTAGCAACATACACAAGTACAAGTAGGCCAGAAACTCCTGATATGTCAATCCACCGATGTTCACATGGACATGGACACTACAACGGAAGGAGAAATTGAACTTGGCTCCATGTTGCAGCTCAGAAAGGGTTGTGATGGCATCCTCGACATTACCCGCTGGAATAGGGGAACGCAGAACAAACTCAGCACGCTCAGTTGGATATGCACCACGAAGACTTCCATCATCCTCAGTACGCCACAAATCAGAATCCACGAATTGGAGATTAAGCCCTTCGGCTTCAATCTCAATTCCAACATCACCCTCTAATAGGTTTAGCTCTATATGTTCGTGAACTTTTTTCATAGCAATTCTCCAGAAGTGAATGTAAGTGGTTAAAGGAAGAGGTGAACTGAATACATTTACATTTATTATCGTACGTCCCCACTACCTGATTCTTGTAAATGATCATACCATCATGGCGTACAGTAAACTGCTTATCAAATGCACAGCCACTCTCCCACTCAATTGCATTTTCATATGCTTTCTCAAGGGGAGGGTAGTCATTGTCAATGGCAGCAATGAGTTCTGGACTCTCCAATCGTTTCAGATTGGCAGATGTACGATCCATCCCCAGAGGCCGATTGATCGGGGGATAGATCAATTGGATGTTTCCGGGGCACACACTGATTTGATAGTTACGCAACGTATTACGGACAACCATCACTACAGATTTGGCAATATTCACATTACCAATACGAGCAGTAACTGGTAGGTAATCTTCACGTTCGAATTGGATGGTGGAAGCTTTCTTTGTACGAAGATTGAATTGAGTTACCCATCCACCATCATACACACGAATCTTCACCAAATCTTTCTTGTAATGAAACAGAGCCCCTGTGTAGAGCTGTGCAGCGTCATGATGTGATAGCACTTCAGCCATAGCAAACCTCAATCCCTTCCTGTTTACAGATAGCCAGTCCTTCTTCAACTCGTGAGGAATTGATGATGTCCTGAATATCCCCATACTTATTCACCAGCAGATCACCTGCCATAACCCGTTCAACACCAGCAATAGTGTTACGGTAGGCCCAACGCATGAGCTTCTCACTACGCAGCCAAGCATTGGACAGGGTGCGATATTCCACACCATAAGACTTGTAGCGGCAGCAGCCTGCCTTACCATACATCTCACGACGTTCTGTGTCATTGTCATAGGCCAAGCTACCCAATCCCAGATAGAAATCCAGTTGCTGAGTAACCATGTCACAACGATTGCGATGGTTCAAATCGTCAATGTGTTCATCATGCGTCCAGCCAATATGGATGTGACCACTGGCAGTACGCATTGGACGTTCACCGTTCGGCTTGATATTAGCCATCTTAGTCCAAGCATTGTAATCCGGATCACATCCCAATTCCAATGCCTCTTTGGGCTGCGTCTTCATGTACTCGGGATCAAAGTGAGCCACAGGGGTGGCAATAACTTCATAGCCCGGAACCATGCTACACATAGTAGCGAACACGTCCTGTACATTCAAACAGAATTCATCCTCGCTATGAGCGGGGTCAATATTGAATTCCAATGCCATACCATCCACCTGTACAGCACCACGATTAACCTTCTGAGGGTTCTTCTTGTCACCTTGGATCAAACCAAAGGCAGAAAGAAATGTACCACCCTTACGAACAAACACTTCTGGATCACAGCCAACTAAGATTTTCATATCAAACTCCAAATATATTAACGAAGACGAACGTAATAACCAAGCTGTGGGTCTTCACAGCACAGGTCACAGACTGCCTGAGTACCATCAAAGGTAAACTTATGTGGGCGGTCTGGATCAACATACCCGGTACAGGAGGCACATTGACCGTATGCGTCAAAGAATTCCTGCAACGTCACTTCTCTACCATTAGCATCTTTATAAATATCTCCTGTGTAAACGGGTTTCTTATCTTGCAACACTGAACTGTGTACCACTTTGTAGTAGTAGCCAAATCCATTCGATTCCGTGATGAGGGAACCAATATCTGCATAGAACAGATCATCACGTACCATTACATCATCCTCAGGCTTGATGTACAAACGAATAACTCGTTCAGGGTAATTGTCATCACGGCACAAATAGTGTTGTGCAGCATACTCATCAACTGTCTTGGTGAGCACCTTCAGTAGAACGTGCTTTGAGCCAACGTAAGAGTCTGAAGGGGAGAGCATCAGCTTTTTTCCGACACTCGGCAATTGCTCCTTCTTACTTCCAATGGTTACAACATTACTTACGGCCCCGTTTCCAGGGCTTACGACCAAAGGGGACGTACCTCCTGTAGTGTGAACAGTAGATTTACCATCCTTCCAGGTTGTATAGGTAGCCCCCACCGTAAAAGACTTGTAACGGCTTGCCATCTGGGTTACATGAGGCTTGTCAATCAAGCCTGTATTACCAATAATAAACTCATAGTGCATATCCACCTGTGTCTCAACAATGTCTTGACGATGGATACCATTACGGCCCAGAGCAACATCCAACATCCATTTCTCAGATGCCCAAAACAAGCATGTGTTAGCCACATTACGTGTAATGAACATGGGACGTTCTTTGTTACGCAGAAAGTTCAGGGAAGTGTCCTGTTTGTTCCACCAAACCAACGACCAAGCTCCAGACAGCTCTTCCAATGCGGAATGCAAACCCTTCTTGTCAATGTGGTGGAACAGATTCTCACTGTCCACATCAAACATCTTAGCATCTTCAAGTAGATGCTTGGAGGTTAGAGTACCGTTGTGAGCACCTACCAATGTGTCAAACTCGAAGGGATGGGCATTAGCTTTGGTTAGCTTCCCTTGTGTACCGAAGCGATTGTGACCAATGATAGCTCGGTTCGTACCAAGCATAGCTTTGTCATACGCCTTAGTTCCAATCAGCTCATATGGATTACCCAGAGCTTTAGCAACTTTTACGTCCTCTTGATTACCGATAACAGCAATACCTGTACTGTCGATGCCACGCAAGGCATCAAGGATAAGAAGAGTTTGAAGAGCATTCTCTTCGTTCTTAGCTAATCGGCCAGCTACGCCTACGAGTCCACAAATAATAAATTCTCCGTTATCCGTGCCGAGAAATCTTTCCCGTTGCACTGCAGGTTAATGGTAGTTAGGCCAAGTTCATAAAATACTCAACAATAGCTGTCTCAGCTTCTGTTGTTAACACAGGCCCCGAATTTGCTTCGAGAATACGAAAATCCTTCTTGGAGTTTGACACAACATCAAAACCAACATAGTCTATACCCAAGACAGCAGCAGCCTTAATACATGCTGCATCCATAGTCTCAAATCCACGGGAAGGCTGTGGATTAAAGAACCAATCACCATCCCGAGCAGATTTAAAATATCTTCCAAGGATTACTCCTTTGAACACCACCACACGATGTTCGTATTTGTGATCAAAGTATTCAGTGAACAGGTTGGCATGAGGATACTTTGATACGTTTTCATTGTAACAATAGTTTAATCCCTCACTCTTTCGTCCATTCACTTCATCACGAACAACAACTCTATCCCAATGAGCAGGTACCTGATTCATTTTGGTGACATACTCAACCGTCGGAACACCTGCTTTCTTCAACAGAACAAAGGTTTTACGCTTATCGATGCAATTGAGGACAGCATTCCGAGTGTTCAAACGGAGGACAGGAAATGGTGTTTTATTGTCAGAGCTACAGCCATAGCTGAAGATAATATCTCCTTTATTGATTCGAGCATCAACCTTATAAGGATTGACAACACGAGCCTTACACTCACCAAATGATCGCTCATTGATGGCTTGTGCAAGAGCTCTTGCAGATTTACCACTCACTGTGGCGTAGATGACAATGTTTTTCATGATAGCTTATTTAAGCAAAAACTCTTTCAACAGCTCACCGAAATAAGAGGTCATATCCTCATACTCAGGGCCATAAAACTCGGGATGAGGCTGGAAACACAGACACTTGGTACGCTCGTAGAACAGCACTTCATAGTCCGTATTGGAGATGTCTCGTTTAAACACCTCACCATCATACCATTCACGAGACCCACCAATAGTGCTAAAAGCCACCAGAAGGGCCTCAGGAGAGGGCATAAACATTTGGTGATGGGTAGATGACACAAACACCTCACGGCCTGTCCTAGCGTCTGTCAGGAAATGGCTACGTGTATGACCTTCAACGTGTTGGTACATACGTCCACCACTCATCACATTGAGAAATTGTCCCAGTTTTGTTATCGTGAGGCTCTTTATCCCCACTTCTATAGCTTCTTTTTAACTATAGCTCAGACTATATCATATTCTCTGTCCAGAGAACCAGCGCGCTCTTGGGAATATTACTGACTCGTTGAGTCTCGATTCCTAGTCGTTGCACCTTCTAGAAAGTCACCTCTCTAGCTTGGCTCAGGATAACCATCACAGGCTTCCCCTGAATTCACGCCGTGTTTTTAACTCAAGATCACTCTTGAGCTGGGCTAGAAATTAACCCCGACAGATGCCCACCATTGGTGTACCGCGTTCAACACAACGATTGAACACCAAGGCTTCCTTCTCGTCCCGAGCAGGGTTGCATCCTGTATATTTGTGTTGACTGTCACCATAAAAGGAGGGAGTTACGTCCTCTCCTCCTGTGAAGCACACCAGATCAGCCAACAACTCACTTGGCACAACTTGCATACCAAGACGGGTGAACATGGAAGCATATGCACCACCACCACCAACAATGAATACGGATTTCATAGTAGCTCCAAAAGTTATTTCAATTCAATTGTCAACGCATCAGCCAGCACAATACCAGCATTGTCAGGAAGAATTACCTCCCTACCCCATCCCTCACCTACCACCTTTGCTTTCCCAATACGAGCAAAGACTTTAGTCACATTCTCAACAACACCTTCCGTTCTGGCAATGCGATTGAACACCCGATAAGACCCCTCAGCATTTGTACGAATGGGCTTGTCAGCAGGGGAGTAGCCTTCACGGAAGAATTTACGTAGGTCTTCCCATTCCATACCTACAGACAGTACATGATGTCCACTGTTCATTCCTAAGACAGTCCACTTGTCTCCAACCTGTCGCATGTAAGCAGATACGAGGTAGGACACATTACCACTATAGCCTTTCTTCATGAGAGCTGCAAAGGTATTGAGCTTAGGCTTATACTCCCAACCTTCACGTAGGGCAATAGCAGCACCGATCAATGCTGATACGTCCATACCCAAGTTGAACTTAACACCGTGTTGAATAGCATCACTAACACGCTTGGTGATGAAGCAAGACGCCCAAGGACTGTCATTCAAGATGTATTTCATATACTGCTTGAAATTCTTCTCGCCTACCAAGTCTTTCTTGAAATAGTTCGTGATAGCTACCTTCACATCCATTACAATCTCGGTCATTTCATCTCCCTCAATACGAGGGTTAGCGCCATATTCCCATTTCATACGTGCATTACACACATCTTTAGCATGAAATTTATCCTCTCGTTTCTTGAAACGGAGGGCGTAACTCACAGTGCCACTCTCCCCGTCCATCTCCTCCTTCAAAAGAGAATAGAGGTTTTTACGCTTCACAGGCTTAGGGGGTTTCACCTTCTTAGCAGCTACTGGAGGTAGATCAAGAAGAGGCATCTTATGCCATACAGGGATGTCATCTACTGGTTCAGGAGCTACCTCTGCCTCCCAATCTACCATCTCTTCCTCTGTAGCTAGACGAATGTGTACAGCTTGCCATTTGTAGCCTTGATCCAGCTCAATATTCTTACCATCAATACGACGAATCTTCTGGGTTTGTCCCAGCATTGCTTCCATGATGCCATTCACACCAAGGGCGTTACGAGTGACAACATCAACAATCGTAACCAAATCACCTACTTTATACATAATCTTCTCCAAAATGTCGAGAAACAGTTAAAAACGAGATACTAACCTAAGCGGTGGGTAGTTAAGTATAGTATATATAAATATATTCTACTTAAAGATGATAGCGTTAGAAGTCTCCTCAAAAATATAGATTATACACCTCACTCCAATAATCATAGCCTTGAGGGGTAGAATTCCAGATGAATGCTGTTCTCACACTGTCTCTATCTAATCCACCCTGAGCCATACTTTGCTCCTTCCACACACTCAGGAGGTTTTTCAGGATATTCTGGAATACCGTGTCAGCCACATCAGGCATTAACTTCTTATATATCCCCCGCTTCAAGCTCTGAGCAAGGACACTATCTTCAATATTACGTGTTGTCACAGTGATACACCTTCCCTTTACTTCCTTGGTTGTAAAATCGCAGAGCTGCTCCAATGGGAGCAATCCCTTGATTGAACCAGACAGAACGAATCATACTGTCTAAGAAGAATACAGCTGAGTGTTTCATATTAAATATCCTCCCATCGTGATGCCATACGCATGATAGCTTCGGTTGGCACGTTATGAATACTCCCAAACGATCCCTTGCATTCATAGATTTGCAATGCAATATTCAACCTAGCAGCCATAGCACGATATGGACGCATCTCGTTAAGAGTGGTAAATGTGTTAGATACAATCACACTCTCATAACCCCTCTCCAACACAGACAAGGTTTCTTGTTGACACCATTCGTGAGCTTCCCTCAACTTAGATGCATCAAACTGATAAATCCCTTGCTTCGTAAAGAACATGTCAGCTTCAAAGTGTCTGGCGTTATGTCCGCCATCAGACAACCATTCAGCAAGTGTGGTTTTTCCGCTTCCGGGAAGTCCACGAATAAGAGTGAGAGTTTGCATATTGTGGCCTGTGTAGTCCTATGCTAAAAGCATGATAGCGCAATGAAACGCCCTTAGCATATGAGAAATTAGAACAACAAAAAGCCCCGGCATCCTTTATGGACACCGGGGTTTTCTTTTTGGTATGCTAGATTAAATCAGAATACCCTTTGCCTTCAATTCATTTGCCGTCTTGAATGACAGGTGAGCATTCTAATCATTACGCTGATACGTCCCCACCTTACCACGGATGGCACCGATGATGATGTCAGTCACCTTGTTGTCACTCTTTTGAGCTTTATTCAAATCCACCTTGATATTGTCAAAGGCGGCACGCATAGCTGTTACGTATTGGTGAGTTTTCATCTTCCTCTTTCAGAGTTGAGAATCAGTAAGCAGGTTGCGAAGCATGAGATTTAACACGTTTGCCACCACCAGTTTTTGCACCGGGTTTCTTGTAGCCAGTAGCATCACGGTGGCCGTCACCAATTTTCGGTTTGGCAACCATAGCAAAAAAGTCAGCGATACGAGCATCCAAGTTACGTTGGATTTTCTTAGATTGTTTCATCTTCTTCTTTCAGTTGGTTAAAGATTACTAGGCATTGGCCTATTGACGTGACATGATAGCACAGGCCAAAGCCCAAGCCTCGGAGGGGAGATGTTTAATCCCTCGCTTATCAAGAGATGCACGCACCTCAAAATATTTCTTATTAAGCGCAGCCATATAATCCCCTTTCAGTTGGTGCGGGTGGACGGGTTCGAACCGACAATGCTACTAAATTCGCGGGGGATTTTAAGTCCCCGGTGTCTACCAATTTCACCACACCCGCAAATTAATTATTCTTTCTCCACAAAATCGTGTTCAATAATCTCGACGGCATCCCCCAATTTGTCTACCTTGGTGAGGGTGTCAATCAAATCCTGTACGGTGAACCCCGTATCAAACAATGCCCCAATAATATCCGTATTGGAAATGTTGTTCTTTTCAGCCTTGGCCTTGAGCTGAGTGAGGGTAAGGCGCACCTTGTCCATATCAAAGGGATTGACAACCCGCTCCACTTCCAAATGCTTTTCTTGCCAGCTCCAAATGTTGTTCATTGGATCATCAAGCCAATCAATGGCACGAATAGCAACGGCATCATAGTGCTTTTTGCTTTTCTTCAGGAACATCGTACCATCATCGTTCAAGATGAATCCGGTAAACTCCTTGCAGAATGCCAGGAAAGCACGCTTATTGACAGGTGTCAATACATTGATGGTACGATTGATATACCCAATGTCCCCCATCTTGTCATTTTTCGTATGCAACAAGGCCAACAAATCACGCGACAATCCCTTAAGAACCGCCTTCGTAATCTTCTCGCTATTCTCCAATGAGAGCAACACCGCATCAAACGATGCAACAAAACCAACAGAATTAAATTGAGCCATAATAATCTCCGATTAAATACGTTATTCCATAACGCCATGGCTTGTCAAAAAAAAACAAGCTAAGGGGCACTCCGAATACCCTATAGTTTGCCCTTAAAGCAACACCCCTCTATCCCGCCATTCTATCGCGTTTTCAACTTCATTTTATGCCATCCTATAGCATCGTAGGTGTGCCCACAATGCAAGGGAGAACGGTTTATTAGAAGTCTACTCGGGCGTAGAATTCGGGACAAGGGTTTGAATTTTTAAGGGACTATGCCTATATACACCAATGATGTATACGTGCCGATTGTGTGGTGAATATATAAACATGATAGCGGGCAATGCCGCCATGTTTCCCCATTCCATTAGCTAGCCCATGCTCTGTTAAAGGGCAGCAAACCACACTATTGGAGCAAGACGCCACTATCCATACGGCACACCGCATAAGATAAGTTTGTCAAGACGACACAATAATACTTTATTACTACCTAATTTAACAGTGGGTTTCACTGCCTGAATGGTAAGCACACAATCAATTTTTTAATGAGCAGGTTCTAATAACCCACTATAGATAAGTCTAGCCTAGTGCAGCCGATTGCACCATATAACAATGGTAAACTTATCTATAGTAGATTATTAAAGAACCTAATTAGTTAATACGATGTTTAACCAATGCCTTAAATGTATCACAGCTCACCCACTATTGTCAACTAATTTGTTTTCCACTGTATATCGGGTCAACAATTTAGGATTCTTTATTCTACAGTAGGAAACCACTCCATGCACCATAGAGAATCAAGACACGGGCAATCTGTTAAAGAACATTTGAGAATCAAGACGATGCTTGATTTATCTGGATTATGGCACAGTTTATAAAACCTTGTCAACACCTATTTATCAATCAACCAAAATCAATCGATGTGTGTACTATGCCTATCAATTCTTACACCAAGCTTACAAATAGGACAATTATTTAACGTCTAATCATGATAGCCCTACTCCCTAGGCAAGCCTATACACATATGCGCGCGCGTACACGTAGCAGGAACTATGCCATATACGTATATAAAACGTGCCTACGGCACAGGAAAACAAGGAAAACCCAATATCCATGCGGGTTGCGAGAGAAGTGAATACTTGCATATGTGTGTT